AATAATTAATAATTAATATAATTATCATACCAATTTTACAAAAAATTGATATAAACTTAATTAATGCAATTATTAACTATCTTATGTACAATAATTAATAATTAATATAATTATCATACCAATTTTACAAAAAATTGATATAAACTTAATTAATGTAACTATTATATATATAAAGCATATATAATGGTATTTTGTCCAAGTTGTAACACTATATTAGACATATCTAAATCACCATCACTTGATCAAGAAGGAGGAGTTAATTATAAGGCTCTTTTTGATAATATATTAGCTCAAATATTATCTGATGATGATAAAAAAATTATAGAGAAGATAATTTTATCTGATATAAATAAATTGACAGAATATAAAAAATTACAAACCAAAGAAAAAGAATTTGTATATAATGCTGTGAAAGATATACAAAAAAAAGATAATAAAATAGTTGCCAAGGAGTCTCAGGAGATTCAAGAGGCATTTCATATATGTAATAATTGTGGTTATGTCAGAAAGATAAAACCCAGAACTAAAATATTATCTAGAAGGGTTACTGGCAGTACACAAACATATAATTCTAGAGATGTTAAATCAATGGTATATAATGATATTTTGCCTTATACGAGAAATTATATATGTCCAAATTCAAAATGTGACTCACATACCAAACATGAATTAAGAGAAGCAAAATTTAAAAGAAGACTTAATAGCTATCAAGTTATTTATATATGTACTTGTTGTAAAACAGATTTTCTTTATCAATAAAGAATAAATTAATTTATCTAGAAAAAAACCAATTGTATAATTTTAAGAATATTAATTTTAATATACTATATGGAAATGTTATACAAAAGGTTTTAAGGATACGCCATTTAGGTGCATTTTTGTATACTGTTTTAAGAACTTCAAGTTTAGTTTCTTGATCGTGGCCATTGTCCATACCCATCATTGCAACCGGCCAGACCGTTACATCATTCATCCATCCTTTTGATAATGATACATTTTTATTTAACATCAATTCTCTAGTTATATTGATATTTGAGCGTGCAATTGATACTTCTAGTGGTGATATAGATCCATCATTCATATTCATAGGTTTGTTAACATCTACCCCTTTGTCCAGTAAAGATCTTACCATATCTATTTTATCATCTCCTTGTATTATGTTATATAATAATGGAGATGCATTGTAGGTATCATTTCCACTTTCTAAATCCATCATTGCACCATTATCTACTAACAAATTTATATATTCCACTGTTGATGCATGGTGTAAAGCTGATAATCCTTTGATGTCTACTGAATTCACATCAATGTCTTCAAGTAACATTTTAATTGTGTCACTCAAGTCATAATTAGTGTTTGAAACACATTTATGAAGTAAATTTTCACCAGTACTTGGACAAGTAGATTTTATATCTATATCAGAGTATTCAATAGATTTGAGTATCATATCTGGTGAAAGTTGTTGTGCTACTTCAAACACAAACATTCTATTATTCCCATTTTCATCAATTATACAAGGTTGATTTATATCAGCTTTATTATCTAGCAACAAGTTTAATATTTCCTCCTTTACATTATCTCTAATATGAGTATGCATTAATGTAAATCCCAATAATGAATACCTGCTATTATTCTCACCTTGTCCATTATAATCATTTTGTACATTCAAATTTGCACCGTATTTTATAAACATATTTATTCTCTCAATATTACCATATTGGATACATACAGCTATAGGTGTTGCATGTTGTACAAAAATATTAATATCTGTTTCAGGTATGTCCAAAACAAATTCCAATACTTTGTCCCATTTATCATCTTTATGGCATAATTCATGTAAAATACTGATATCTATATCTTTATCAGCATTTTTTGCTTTGATAACACATATATCATTGATAATATCTTTATTATCAAGAGAATCTAATTTATTAATTATTTCCTCTGGAGTATATATGTCTTGTTGGATACCTTCACATATATCCTTTACTAACCCTTTATTTTGAAATACTTTGCTCATTTTTGTAAATAATATTGAACATGTATGTGATGTTATTTAGCAGTTAATGTATCAATTTTTTTATAATATTCACATCACCAACCATTTTGGAGGCACTTGATTCATTATGAATTAATATTATTTATCATATCTTATAAAATACCTATTTTATTCTATTAATATATTTTCTGATAAATAAAATATATTAATATTTTTCCTTGTATTTCAATTATCGAATTCATTGAAACTGTTATAGTAATTAGTAAGATTTCCAATATTATTTGGTACCACCTTTATTTTGTTATTGGTACAAGAAAATATGCGTAAATTAGTGAGGTTACTTATATTATCTGGAGGCGAAAGAGGACATATATCCTCTTTCACCCGACTCAATGATGAAGAATAATAATTCTTCATCATCTCCTGTAATTCACTTATTTGATTACTTGCCAAAGAAACTACTTGTAAATTAGTAAGATTACATATACTATCAGGAGGCGAAAGAGGATACAAATCCTCTTTCACCCGACTCGGATGATGAAGAATAATAATTCTTCATCATCCGAGGGATTTTACTAATCTTATTATTATAGCAAAGTAATGTTAGTAAATTAGTAAGACGTCCTATATTATCCGGCAACTTGTTCAAGTTTTTAAAGCATAAATTTAGTTCGGTTATCTTATCAATGTCTTCTTTTGGTAATCTATCAATAAGAGATTCTAATATATCAACACATGGTTCATCTTTTTCAGTTTCTTCTATAAATAATTCATATACTGATTTAATATTGCTGGCTACTTTAGACATCTTTATTATCTATTATTTATTATAGTTATATATTGTTTATGTATCAATTTTTTTATAATATTTATACATAAGTTATAATAAAGAAAATAAAGAAAATAAAGAAAATAAAGAAGAAAATAAAGGGAAAACAATTTAATTAATTGTTTTCATTCGCATTTTAAGTAATACACCTGCCAAATATGGCAAATGAACAACAGGAATAGTTTGAGACGCTGCCCCGGAATGTAACATATTATTATTATTATTATTTGGAATAATACAACTGTAGACGTAGTGTAAAATCACACTACTTCCAGTGTATGCATATCCAGATACACTAACAAGTTCATCATTAGAACCTGCAATTTGTAAAAACAATTGTGCAGTTTCTAAATCATTTGCGTCTATATTTATAGGCAAAAGATATATGACTCCATTTGCCATATGAACATGATGTTTATTATAAATAGATCTCAAAATTTCTCTGAGATCAACTGACTTGATCTTCATGGTAAGAAGATAATCTAATAAATCTTCAATACTAAAATTAACTATTCCACCGGTTTCCTTACCAATATAATTTAAAAAGTATTCCAAAAAGTTATCATAGTTTTTAGGGTTAATATCGAATATTTCGGGGTTTTTTGACATATTTGTCTTTTTTTATTATAGATAATATCCAGCTTAAAGGACCTATTTAAGATTGAATTTTTCAATTTTTTATATAACCAAAAAAATTGACACTTTAATGCATAAATGCTTAATTATATATAATATAAGATATATATGTCTGATATAAAGGAAGATATAGAAGATACTGAACAATCTCAAATTTATGGTGAAACAGAAGAATATAGCGAGCAGGAGGAATCTGATGAATTATCGGATAATGTCGAAATAGATGATGAAGATTATAATGTTGATGATAGCTCAGATTTTGAAGATTTTGATTTTGATAACGATATAGATGATCCCACAGAAGAAACAACTGATACAAGAATTACAAAACCATATCTATTTCCATTTGAACGTGTAAGATTATTAAGTGATAGAACAGCCCAATTAGCTGATGGAGCTCAACCAAAAATAAAAAACATTGATAATTTATCAGCTGAGGATATAGCTGAGCTTGAACTTAAACATAGAATTATGCCTCTTGTTATCAGAAGACCTCTACCAAATGGAAAACATGAAACATGGAAGATATCTGAACTTGCAGATATGAAATACTAAGTTTTCTTATAGTTTCTTTTATAATTTCTTTTTTTTCTGTATTTATTAATAATATCTTGTATATTATCTTTATTTATACTACTTATATCAATATCATCCGGTAATGATATATTAAATGATTTACTACCTTTCTTTTTGGGAGTTACACTTATATATTTCCCATATTGACCTGTTAATATTCTATACTTATACTGATCGTCATTTATCTCATTTAATGGTCCTCTTTTATCGATTAAAATTTTAGCTTCATCTAGTGTAACTTCTTTTTCTAAAGCCAATTTAGCTTTTCCATACTCAATATAAAACCCATACTTACCTTTCTTTATTACAACATTTTTCCTTTTGTAAACTCCCAATTTTTTAGGATATTTAAATATTTCCAAAGCTTGCTCAAGTGATATATTTTCTATAGTTAATGGATCTTTTATAGGAGCATATACAGCTTTAGATTTTGATCCCTTTTTCATTAATACTGGCCCATATTTGCCCACATATGCTATTATATCGTCTCCTGTTGCAGGATCCTTTCCTATAACCTTCTCATACTTATCTTTAATAGATATTTTCATCTTTCCTAATTTTTCAACGATTGGATGGAAACTTTTATAAAATTTATCAAGCATATCATACCATAATAATTTTCCACTTGCAATTTTATCTAAATCATCCTCCATTCTGGCAGTAAATTTGTAATCCATTATATCCTTAAAATTTTTATCCAAAAATTCATTTACCATTCTGCCCATATTTGTTGATATAAATACATTTTTATAAGATCCCATAATAATTGTATCCTTTTTTTCTGTAATTATTTTATCTTCAAGTCTAAGTATAGATACATCGTACTCATTACCATCAACATCAGTTTTTTCAACATATCCTCTCTCTAATATTTTTGATATAATAGATGCATATGTTGATGGTCTTCCTATATCTAAATTTTTAGGAGATAATTTATTTATTAATGATGCTTCATTATAAAATGCAGGCTGTTTATTATATTCTGTCTTTGCTTCTATATACATAGGATCAACCTTATCTCCAGTTTTTATCATTTTATTTTTATCACTATCTGACTTTTCTGGCAATTCTACCCCATATACTTTCAAATATCCAAGAAATAATAATACTTCTATTTTTGATAAGAAATAATGTTCACTGTCATCTTTTATATCTATAACTATACTATTAACACTATATTCTGCTGGTTTCATTTGAGATGCTATGGTTCTTTTCCATATCATATCATATAATCGTATCTCTCTATCACCTATCTTTCCTTGCTTTTTAATATTCTTTTTATTAGGATATGTTGGTCGTATAGCTTCATGTGCTTCCTGTGAGGCACCTTTATTCTTATACACATTTTTTTTGTAATAATTATTTCCATATTCAGATATAACATATTTTTTAATAGCACCTAGAGCTTCTGTAGATAGATTTACAGAATCTGTTCTCATATATGTTATATGTCCTGCTTCATATAATTTTTGTGCAGCCATCATAGTTACTTTGGATGTAAATCCGCATTTTTTGTTTGCTTCTTGCTGTAATGTTGATGTTGTAAATGGTGGTGGAGGATTTCTTTTACTAATTTTGTTGTCAATACTCCTAATACTAAATACAGTATCTTTGTATATATCAAACATATCTCTAATTTTATCACTATCAGTAATTTTTGATACGATATCATTACTATCATATAATACCCCAGATAATATATGACTATCCTTTTTAAATTCCGCTTTTATTTTAAAATAAGATGCTTGATTACTTTTATAATGTTCCTTAATATCATTTTCTCTTTCAATTATAATTTTAACAACAACAGATTGTACTCGTCCAGCAGATAATTTATATGAACTTAAATATTTATTAACAAGTGGAGATAATTCAAATCCAACGAGTCTATCAGATATTCTTCTTGATTTTTGTGCATCTACCATATTCATATCAATATGGCCGGGTTTGCTAATAGCTTTCATAATATCAGTTTTTGTTATTGAATTAAATACAATCCTCTTTGGATCGTCCAATTTTAATACATGTGCTATACTCCATGCTATCATTTCCCCTTCTCTATCTTCATCTGTTGCCAATATAATATCAGAACAATTTTTATAATTATTTTTAATATTTGTAATTACCTTATTTTTTCCACTAATAACTTTGTAAACAGGTTTAAATTTATTATTAATAGAAATACCCATCTCTTTGGGTGGAAGATCTATTATATGTCCAACTGATGCAGCTACAACATATTTAGGGCCTAAAATTTTACCTATTTTTGTAATTTTTCCAGGAGATTCAACTATCACTAATGTTTTCCCACTCATAAGTAATATTATTATATATTATCCAGTACTTATACATAATAATAATCAATTTTATTTTATTTCTACAGATCTTATTATTTTAGGATATGATATCCTTCCAGAAAATGTCCTATTTTCTATAACATTTGTAAAATCAAATCCTGAATATAATATAATCCGCTTTACACTACTGCCCAATAATACTCTATTAACTTTTACATACATGTATGGTGGCAATTGTGTCCTACCTATATCAACAACGTATTCTCCTTCATTACTTGATAATATAACAGAACTACTTTTCTTTCTCATTACATTTATTATTTCCATTCTATTATTAATATGCATCCTTTTAGGTCCACTAAATGATTTTATAAAACCATCCTCAGTAACACCAAAAAATATATAATTATCACCTATAATCACAGACCTAAAATTATCAATCTTATTATCAACTCCTCCAAATGGATTTGTATGCTCCCCTTCTGTTAATAATAATTTTTTGCCACTAAATTTTTCACTTTCAAACAATACAACACCTTCCACTTTTTCTTCCATATTATACTTGTTTACATTATATACACTCATATAATAAAGGTCCCCTTTGCCATTTACACATTCTGATCCTTTTAGCAAGTCTCTATCCAAATCTCTATCAGATTTAATAGGGATACATTCTCTATCAATAATTCCAAATTTATAATATCCTCTTGATACAGCTTCAAGTGAGCATGATTTTATCATATCATTATCTTTATTTGAAAAAAATATATTATGTTTATATGGCTTTAATGAAGTAGGATTATGGTAACAACCTATATTCTTTGTATATATTATCGGATATGTTATAGTGTCTTTTGATATAGATTCAAAATGTGTTATTATCCTATTATTCTTAAATTGACTGATTAATATATATCTGCTGTTTGCACTGTAATTATCTATATTTGATCCTATATTTTTCATAAATTCACTAAAATCTCCTGCCAAATTGCGAAATGGATCTCCTCTGGCAGATACTATCAAGTATCCATCATGTAATATTTTCATATTTATCATATCATTATATTGCAATATATCCGATGGATCGTGGTAAACATAAAAATTATTGCTGTATATGTTTGATAAAAATACAAAATTTAGTCCGATATTTCCATTTCCTATTATATTATTATTTTTGTATGTAATGACAGCTTTTCCTTCTGCTGACATTATATATGTATCGTCTAGTATGTTACTCGTGAATACTGATTTTTTTGTATTATATAAAATAATAGTCGCTAATATTAGATAAATTAAGATAAATATGATAACAACTAAAGCATTTATCATTATAATAGATATACTATAAGTGTATAATTTATAAATAGCAACTTCTGGTTGTTTATAAATAGCAACTTCTGGTTGGTGCTAAAGACAGATCTATACCTATATTTTTAAGTGGTGATTTAATATAATCATATTCTATAATATCAGACCATTTATATGGTTCACTATCAATTAGTTTTATTAAATTATCTGTCATGTATTCAATATTATCTAAATTATGTGAAAAACTGATAAAAAGTAAACCTTTTAGAAATATTTTTAAATAATATTTATATTTATCTAACATATTCTCTAATTTATTAATATCCAGTGGATTATTACTATAATCATTTATATCACAATATAAGTCTGAATATCCACTACATGCACCAATAGAAAATATGTTATCATATTTGCTATTGTCAATCAAATTTATAATCTCTTTATTGCTAATATTTTTGTTTTTTATCTTGTTTTTCAAGATATTATATTTTCTATAAAATGGATATATAATATTTTTAAGTATATGCATTCTATTATTTATTGAAATTAATAATTGCATTTTATAATTATATGTATGTGCAGTATTTATTGCATTTGCTATATTTTCTGATTTTATATTATATGGATTTAGTAGATGTATATACTTTCCATACATTTCAATATCTAAAAAATAAGTTTTATCAGTCATATCTACATAGCAAGTTCCATCAAATCGGAGTGTAATATCATATATTATTCTGTCCTTATAACCTTCAATTTGTTCATCAAATAGATATGATAATGTATATGTATCACGGCCTGTAAAATCATGAAAAAGTAATATATCATTATTATTTTTGATATGTTCATTTAATTCATATAACTTTTCAATAGTTTCTGAATTATCATAATACATATAATCCATTATAACATATACTTTATCGCCATATGTACTGTTATATATATTATCATATTCAATATCTTTTTTCCATTTATTATCAGATATACTATACTGATCATTATTAGGAGTATCAGATAAATTATCTACTTGTACACAATATGGTGGATTTTGTAATGCTTTATCAATAAGAATAATATGTAAATGGATATCTGGAAACATATTTTTAATATGTTTAAGAAATGGTATATATTGTTGTTCATCACATGAATCTAATTTATTTTTCTTTTTAAGAATCATGTTTGCAGCAGTTCCTACACCAATATATAATACATTTTGTTCTATAGAATCTGCATTAATATAATTATCAATTATATTATCAAATGTTATATATTTTTTAATGATATTTTCCATATTTACTATATTTATTATATTAATTATATTGTAATATTACCTTTATAGATATATTTTCAATTTTCCATAAAAATGTGGAAATAATTATTTAATAAAGATATGGGATAAGATATATAGAACTATGCCAACTATTATTATAGATGATTCAAAATTTACTGTATCAGAAGAGGTAGTTAAAAGATTTGAAAAATATATTATTGAAGAAGATGATATATTGTACATACATAATATTAGTCCAAGTGTATTTAAAATAATATTAGATACTTTTAGGGATAATTATGAAAATGTTATAAGTAGTATATATGGTCAACAAGGTGGCAATAATATAGTTAAATTACAAATTCCTGATTCAGACGATGACAATAGTGAAATATGTTATAATAGTGATTCTAATTCAACAGATGAGCTATTTGATGCATTAAATAATTCTAGTGATAGTGTTGATGAAGTTTATAAAGAATTAGACACTTCAGTTATTTATTCTGGAAATCCAGATGCTATAAATAATTTGGTAGATGATATTGAAAAAAGTTTGAATACTGAATCATCAATGAGTATAATAAATCAATTATCAACAGACCCATATATCATTAATTATATAAAAGATTTTAATAACAAAAATAACGAATTAGAATCTTATTCTGATTCGTTAAATGTCCCAGAATCATTTTTTTCATCAGATGAAGTAACTGATGAAGTGGACGATATCAATCCGAATATAACAACAAGATATATTCACATAAATTAAAAAAATTGAAGAAATAAATAAATATAAATATGTATCAATATATATAATATAATATATGAGTAATTCACTATACAAAGTTGAAAAAAACAATAGTGATGTTGTCAATACTATACTAACAAATACTATTAAAATGTTAACTAATAGAGAATTATTAGATAGCAATAATTTAGATACAAATATAAATAATTTGTTAGATAACATAACAGAAGATATGATTTACAAGATAACATTAAATAATGAGAAACAGTTAATTTTAAAGATAGTTCCGAATAAGATATCTGCATTTAAAAGATCTTTTGGTGCAGATACATTCTTAAATAAATATTCAAAAAATAAAAAAATTTTGGTTGTAAAAGACATAGCTACAAAAGCAGAACAACATATTAGAAATAATTATCCAACGACAGAAATATTTCTTGAAAGAGAATTAATGTTTGATATAGTAAGTCATTATCTTGTCCCTAAACATATATTATTACCAAAAGAAGAGGCTGAAAAAGTGATAAAAGAGTATAATGTTACAAAAAAACAAATACCAAAAATTTTTATAAATGATCCAGTTGCGAAATATTACAATATGCAATTAAATGATATATGTAAAATTTTAAGACCAAGTGAGAAATCTGGTATATCTATAGGATACAGACTGGTAGTTAAAGGTGATGTTAATAAATAAAGTTATTATTTTATTTATTTTGATAACTTGATGATGTATTTATAAAAGGATGAATAAATTCTTTCCTTTTATCTCTTTTTTTCCGTAAATTATTAATATACAATTCACTTTGCAACCTTTCCGCCATAGCATCATTTAATTTATCCCTAACAAATTGTTCTTTTTTTCGTTTTTTTGGTTTAGGATACATTTTTTCATCTCTTTCAATATCATCAAGAATACTATCAACAATATTATATATATCACCTTTATTATCTTTTGTATTTTCAGATTTTTTGATCTGTATATATCTTTTAGCTTTATCTAGCATAATAGTTCTAATAATATTGTCTTTTTTAGGATCATTATTATTCATCAATTCATTTTTAAGTTCTCTGTATGTCATGTTTTTTAATATAATAATATATGCATCCATCCTAATATGTATAATATTATAATACTATAATACCTATAAAAATAATAGTTATTAATCACATTATATATATAGTATTATGTAATTAATTCATAAATAAAAAAATTATCCACTGAATCTATCTGTTTTAACTCTTATTCTAGGAGCAACACACATTGATAACATTTCTTGTATTAATAATTTAAATGCATATGGAATTCTAATTTTTGCAACTCTTGTTTTGTTTCTACAACTTGCACATTCAAATATATCTATTCTTCTTTTATTTTTCTTATTATCTTTTAATAATCTTCTTTTTGCAAACATACCACATTCTGTACATACCCATGTAGAGTATGCATCTGCTGTTTCCATCATTCTTTCTTTTAAAAATCTTGATAAACCATGGGATATCATACAATCTCTTTCCATTTCACCGAATCTTAAACCACCATCTCTTGATCTACCTTCAGGTGCTTGTCTTGTAAGGACAGTATACAATCCTCTTTGTCTTGAATTACCAGTCCATACAGATTTTCCATCTTTTCTTACACAAAATATCTCTTCTGGCATTTCCAAACAGAATACTGGCTCTTTGCAATCTTTAATTATAGTAACAGATTTATTGTGATCTATACATATAATATCACTATCATATGATTTGTATAATAATGATTTATTGATTATATCACATATTTTCTCAAGTGTAAAATTAATACCATCTTTTGATACATACATACGATGTTCTGCTGTTACTCTTAAATTTAAATGTTCTGATTTAACATGATAGATATCTCCTTTAAAATTAGGATAATATAATAGTTTTATAGGTTTATCATATACTATATTGCCATTTTTAAGTGTTGCTATTTTATCATTTTTATGAATATTATGATAAAACTTCCATCCATTATCAGTTAATACTTCATGATCCATAGTTAAGCAATGTATCTTGTCTGATACCATATGTTTTAACCTTTGGTAATAAATAGGACCGATATATATTTCAGACTTTAATTTCTTTCCAGTCATACCATTATACATATATTCAACTGCATCCCTATGATATCCATGTTCTTCTAATATATTTTTCATAGATTCCAGATCAAATGTCCTAAAAGGAGTGCCATCCATCTCTTTCCCTTCAAGAGCTCCAACTTTTCCAACTAATGGTTCAATTAATTGTCCAATTGTCATACGTGATGGCAATGCATTTGGATTCATTATTATATCTGGAGATATACCATCCTTTGTAAATGGCATATCTGATTGTGGTAATGTGATACCGATAGTACCTTTTTGAGCATGTCTTGAACAATTACCACACCAAACTGGTTTTCCGTTACGTCTTACATATATAACACCAGTTTCACTTGGAACTGTGCAACAATATACATTTCCTTTAAAATGGCTAATAGTATAATTATTTTCATTATTATATTTCACATCTGTGTAATCTTTTCCAGAAACAAATATTTCCCCTGTTTTAACATCATGTTCAACATGTGTTCCACAATAAAGTGCATAATGTTGTAATTTATCAAGTATATCATTAGTAACTTCAATACCTCTAACATCTGCTTTAGTTGAACAATGGTTATATTTTTTTAATAATTTATGAATATGTTTTTTAGAAAGTTTAATATCTTCAATATATTTTGTATCTGCATATCCATTAATTCCAGAACTGATAAAAGCATGTTTAGTTTTGTATATATTCTCAACTACATCAATACTATTGTATTCTTGGCCTTTAATATAAACATACATTCTATGCCCCTTAGTTACTTTCAAATTTACACAACGCCCTTTAACTTCATATAAATCACCATCATAATCAAGTTTTATAATATCAGTAGGATTTACATATTTAATGGTTGTGATATAACTTTTATGAACATCTTTATATTTTATTTTTTCCATATCTGTTAAACCATCCCAAACTACCCATTTACCATAAACATGAATTCCTAAAACTTTTTCCAGAGACGCTACTTTATGTTCATATGTTAAATCTTTTATACAAACCCAACCTGATAATGTTAATACATCATGATCATCAGTATAACACATTTTATCTCCAATATGTGGTATTCTTTCACTTCTAATTCTGACTTTTCTAACAGCATATCCTTCGCTATTTTGTATATTTTTCCATACTTTATCAATAACACCGGGTACATTGGATTTATATATGACACTAGCATCTTTAAATTCTTTATCATTACGGCCAGTTGGTTGTATAGGTGATACTTTTCCTAATATTATATCTCCATTTTCTACTATAGTTTCTTCCTCTGCATAACCATATTCGTTTAACTTATCATAAGATGAATTCTTCATACCAGCTACTTTAGATGCATCAGGTTTTTGAAATATATCATCTTGTGAAGTAGACTGGTTTTTTTGTATAGTTGTATTTGATTTACTCAAGTTCATAGATCTAAAGAATCCTCTATCAATAGATGATTGATTCATAATAACAGAATCTTCTTGATTGTATCCGGTATAACATATCATAGCAACTATAGCATTTTCTCCGAATGGTAATACATCTGTATTTATATATTTCATGGCTCTTGTATTTACAAGAGGTTTTTGTAGATAATACAATATATACGCTAAATCCAATCTATTTCTATAATTTGAAGCATATATTCCCATAGCTTGTCTGGCCTGGGAATATTGATAACTATTTCTAACACCTGGATTACAATTTACAAATGGAATATTTGATGCAACTATACCCAATGACATTGACGGATGTATATCACAGTGTGTATACTTTACATACATCATATCATCATATCTATTTGATACTGGTATCCCTTTTTTAATATTTTTAACTTTTTTAACAGAATCTATCATTCTTTTTCTCATTTGTCTAACATTTTGAGGTATTTCGGCGATTAGCGAATTATATTGTTCATCAACATCAATATATTCAATAATATCTTTATATTTTGATAATAATTCATTCCAACTAGATATTGATGTATCTGATCGTTGTCCACTTAAATTTATCATATCAATATGTGATTTTTTCAACATTAACTGATTATCTTTAACTCTTAATACTGGCCTATATAATCTTCCACCATCACAATATATTTTTAATTCATCAGATTCAACTTCTGATAATGTATCGTATGATATTGATGTTGTTTTGCTTATTTTTCCATCATATTTTAATTCTTTTAAAAATATATACAACTCATATCCATTATTAGTTAAACCTAACCATTCACCATTAAGAAATATTTTTGTTTGATATTTCATTTCTGATGGGATAATATCTGCAATATCTGTTATCTTATCAGCTATATATGATTTTATAATTCTTCTTTGTGTTGGTAATTCAACAGTTACATTAGCCATTATAGCTAGATTTTTAACTAGACCTACTTTATGACCTTCTGGTACTTCTGTACCACATACGAAACCTACTTGTGTACCATGTAAATGTCGCGGACTTGTTAATTTATTTGTTGATGCATCACCAGCAGGTGAATTGATTCTCCTTAATGAAGATAAAGTATATAAATATGTTAATCTCTGTAATACTTGTGCAACTCCTTTTCTTTTAGTCCATGCTCCTGTTAATAATGCTGTTTTTAACACTTGTTCTGCTATATTAGGTTTTATCTGATTAATTATAACTTGTGGATTTTGGTCATTATTATTTCTTTTTCTAAATATTTTATTACATTCGTTTAGCATTTTTCTATAAGCTTGTTTAAATAATTCGAACAATAATGTGCCTGGAAGATCTATTCTTTTATTAACAAAACTATCTCTATCATCCACTTTGATTCTCTTTAATGATGCTTTTAATAATTTATTAATCATATATCCTAAATAATATCCTTTGTGAATAAGATCAGTATTCATATGTGGTATAAAACTTGTATTTAGCAATTTCTTAAGGTGATCTATTTTCTCTCTCTCTTTTAATTTTTCATCAGTCTCTGTATATCTAGGCTTATTTACTCTCATCTTAAATACAAGATATTTTAGTGCATCAGCTTGCGTTAATATCTTATTCCCATTTAAATCATTTACAGAATCTTCTAATGATGATCTTATTATCCCTATCATATCCTTATCATATATATCATATGTAGTATAATTTATAATGTCTCTATCCGATTCTATACCTAATGCCCTCATTAATATAAATACAGGAACCTCATTCAATATCGATATCTTTACTAATATCTTATCATCCTTTGTTAATCTTAAATTTACTATCTGTAACATATCTGTTTGAAGAGATTTTGAATTTAATTGTAATGTATATATCAAATTTGCTCCATCTTTTTTTGTAAATACAAGAGGCTTATTTTCAATCATTTTTTCTAAAGACATTATAACTTTTTCTGATCCATTTACTATAAAATATCCTCCAGGATCATATCGACACTCATCTGTATTATGTCCTTTTCTTATATTTAATGAACAATACTTTGATTTTACCATGACTGGTATTATAGCTATCGGATATTCGTGTTCGGGAGTACCTATAATATTAGTTGTAACTTCATCTGTTGAAATATTAACTATATCTTGTACTTGTGTAACTGTCGCAACTATTTTACATGAATATGTAAGATCTCTTGTTCTTGCCTCATGTGGAAATAATAGATCATCTCCCATATCAACTTCTGGCGGTTTAACAGCCAGATCAGTAAATACAAATCTATATTTGTATAAAAAATTACCTTTCTGTTTCTCAAAAAATATATTTTCTCCTTTTGTTAATAATGTATTTATATCGTCATCTATAAATTTATCAAATGATCGATGATGATGACTATACATTATTCCCTTTTGTTTGAAATATAAATCTGTTAATTTATAAACATTATCTATATTGTCAAAAAAGGTATCTGTCATATATATATATTAAGTATATTAATATAATTAATATTTATATTTTTTTACTCAATTTTTTTTATCATATACAGCCAATACTGACCATTATAATAGTTGGTCTTGTTGTTACTGTTAAGCAACAGAAGCAACAATCTATTCTTTCTTCATATTATTATTTAGAGCTTCAATCATTTTAAGCATATTATTTGTCATTTTAGCCATATCTTTTAATTGGTTAATGTCTGGCTTTTCTGTATTATTTACTAAACCTAATAAATTACAAATATTATCTGCACCATCAATACCATTCATGCCATCAATACCATTCATGCCACCAATATTATCATCTTTATTTCCTACTGGTTTTAATAAATCATTAAATGTTAACTCCTTAATTGCAGATGCATCTGAATTGTTATTTTCCCTACTATTTGTAACATTATTAACATTATTCATAATATTATTTATATATGGAATTTTTTTAATTATTCTTTCAATATAAATAAATACATTTGTTAATTTTTGATTAACTATCGAATAATATTTAAATATAGAATATGTATACTCCTTTTCTGATTTTGTTCTGTTTAAGAAGTCATTATACATATTTTTTATAATATTTGTATATTTACTAAATTTATCTAATTTTGTGCTATTATTTAATTTTTCATATAACTTTACATCATATCCATCTATTATTAAATTATATAATATGGCTACTATGCTACTTATTATCATATTATACAATCCCAACACAATCCAACTTAAGGAGCATATGAGCATCATTTTATAGAGTCTTGTATTATTATCCAATACTGAATAAATAGAATTTATAAGAATCATATATTTAGTTCCAAGTATAAACCAAATAAATATTCCTAAGAAGCCACTTATATAATCAATATTATACATACTAACTAATATTCCAATTAATTGTTTTCTTCTTATGTCTTTTCAGACAAGAGTTAATAATACCAAAATGATCTTGTTTATTGAATGGCAAATAAGTTCCTAATGGTTTATTACATGATAATCCAGATGGATGAGATGATACAACGATATAATGTCTATTAGTATCAATTAGACTTACTTTATCTAGAGCTGGTCTTCCCCATAAGACAAATACAAGATTATCTTTAGTTTCTGATAGATATTTGATTATATTATCGGTAAAAGGTTTCCAATAATTTATATGTGATTTGGGTTTATTATGCCTAACAGTAAGACTCGTATTCAACATTAAGCATCCTTGTTTGGCCCATTTTGATAAATTGCCATGTTTAGGAATTTCCTCTATATGTCCAAAATTTTGTAAATTTTTATAAATATTTTTAAGTGAGGAAGGTATTTTAATACCTACTGGAACGGAAAATGATAATCCCATAGCTTCAGGTATATCGTTTACTATGTTATGATAAGGATCTTGTCCTAGAATAACTACTTTTGTTCTATATAATGGAGTTGTGTTGAATGAATTAAATATTAAAGATGGATATGGAAATACCATTTGTCCTTTTTTTCTATCCTTATCTAGTACATTATTTATCTTATCAAAATATTTTTTTCCCATTTCATTCCTAATAATTTTACTCCATGATTTTTTTAATCTTAAAGTTTTAATATCAACCTTATCATAAGTACTGCTCCAATCTGTAATATTATCATAATTATCTGTTGATAGCATGTGTGTATAAATATGATATATTAGTGATATGTGTTTATGCACATACATTTCAATATTATTATAAAAAAAATTGATATATATATACATTAAAGTATTGTTATAATACGATAATATATTACAACTATATGGATATAGACAGCTTAGATGCTATACCGGGATTAGCAGAAGGTGAGTTGTTAGATATTCTCGATGAATTAGCTGATGGATATTATACAAATTCAGACTCTGATATTAGTGCATCTGATAATACATTAGCAAATTATTGTATAAATTGTAAAGAAGATAATTTAGTTGAAGATAGGATAGCTGGTATTATAGTATGTCAAAATTGTGGAATGGTAAATTCTGGAATTTTAGATTGTGGTGCTGAATGGCGCGGTTTTAGTGATGTAGGGAATAATGAGAGATGTAGTTTTGTCACTAACCACTTCTTACCACAATCATCATTAGGTACAAGTGTAGGTGGTCCAGGAAAAAGTAGAGTAAAAATATTAAATAGTTGGAATGCTATGCCATATAAAGAGAGAAGTCGAAATAATGTGCTAAAAGAGATAGAGAGGAGGTGTCGATCAGCGAACATAGTTAAAAAAATAGAAGATGATGCTAAAATAATATATATTAATATTAGTGAATGTAAACATACATCTGGAAAAAATAAGGGTAAATCTATAATAATAAGAGGAAAAAATAGAAAGAGTTTGATAGCGGCATGTGTGTATATTGCATGTAAAAGAAGTGGTGAGGCAAGAAGTCCAAAAAATATCGCTAATATATTTAACCTAACTTCTCCAGATATAACTAAAGGTAGAAAGACTCTATCTAAATTAATGCAATTGATAAAAATGGATAACCACAGTCAAACAGAATTACCGGAACATTTTATACCTAGATATTGCAAGGAACTTAAACTAAAACAAGAGTTTATTGATAAAGCTATATCAATAGCAAAAAATATTAAAAAATTAAATATTGCTCCTGTACATACACCCTTATCTATAGCTACAGGATGTATACTTTTACTAGTTAAACTAAATAATATTGATATTTCTAAAAAAGATATATCAGTTAAATTTGGAGTATCAGAAGTAACTATAAGTAACACATTTGAAAAAATCAAACCATACGAAAATATAATTATAGATGATAATATAACTAATGATGTGGTTAAAAAGATAAATGACATCAAAAAAAATACTACTTTACCACCTAAATTAAAAAAAAAATATGCGATGTTGCAAAAAGAATGGGAAAAAAATAAATAATTTCTTAATGAATCATATATGGGATCTACATTCAGTTCTACATACGGATCATATAACTTGTATAATAATATCACAAATACGATAGATGGTCTACTTGATGAATATAAATTTTGGACAAAAAGTGATGTATGTAATAATTTAGAATTTATTTATTATGACAAACTTATTCGGTTAAAAAATTCAGATCTTATTAATGCATCAACAGCAATTGGATATCGATTTAATTCTAATGTAAACAAACAAAAAGTATGTGAAACTATAATTAATCATTACAAAAAACAAGTAAATCTTCTAAAACATATACTTAATACTATTAGAAAAGTACAAAATAAAATAGATCATGCTAACAATGGCCCTATATGTAAAAATGTAGATGGATTTATTGATGATCTATATAATTGCAAAAGAATTAATGGTGCTGAATGGATATCTAAAAAAGAATATAGTGAATATATTACAACTCTTAAAAAACATAAAAAGTATACTACGTGGAAGTTATGGCTAGATAATTTATCTAATATTTATAATTCTTCGTTGATAGATATACAAAACATTATAAATAAAATAAAAGGTAATATAAATAAAACACTATCAGAAGGTGAATATAATGCTCTAGTTATACATTCAAAAAATATTCTTGAAAGATTAGACCAACTCTCAGATATATATTATATTCTTACTATAAATAATTGTTAAATATATATAAAATTTTTTGTTAAAATGTTAATTTGGTGTGTTTTTTTTCTTAAAAAAATAATATACAATTTTGATATATAATATGCCAGCAAAATCATCAAAAACAACTAAGACAGCAAAGACAGTTAAAAAAGTAGGACCAAAAAAATCTACAAATAAAGCAAAAAAGCAATCAACTAGAAAAACTAATGAAAAAGAAGTAAATAATACAGAAGTTAATGCAGAACCACAAGTTGATGCAGAATTACCCAATAAAAAGACAAAAAAATCAGCTAAAGAAGCAGTAGTTGATGTAGAACCATCTGTTAACAATACAAAAAAATCAGCAAAAAAAACAACTAAAAAATCAACAAAAGTTACAAAAAAATCAGGAACAAAATCAGGAACAAAATCAAGAACAAAAGTTAAAACTGCTGAAGATAAAGTTAAAACTACTGAAGATAAAGTTAAAACTACTGAAGATAAAGTTAAAACTGCTGAAGATAAAGTTAAAACTGCTGAAGGTAAAGTATGTAGATATTTTAAAATATATGATAAGGTTACTGGGACTACTCGTGGAAGATTTTCCGGAAGTAAGCCAAAACAAGCAGCAAATAAAGCATTTACATCTGTAATTAAATATTTGGTTGATAATGGGGAACCAATTATTGATATTGAAATATCATTTACTATTAAAGAATGTACACGTGGAAGTAATGGAAAAACATATGATTATGTAGGTACACGTGTTATATTAGAAAATCCGATGAAAGTAACTATTAATAAAGACAAAGAAGATGAAAAAATAATTACATACAAATATAATAATAAAGTAATGAAAGATAAAAAATCTACAGTAAATCCACCAGTTTTAACATCATCTTAATTAATAATGTAATATTATAATTTACTTTATTTTGTAAATTATAATATTTTATATCCTTAAAAAGATTTAATCTTATTAACTATATGTGGTTGTATTAATTCATAGTATACGAGATATCCAGCTAATATAACAACTGTTTTTCCTACCCAACTTCCAAGAAAATTATTAGAATCAAATAATTTTTCATTAACTGCTAAACCATATACGATAATAGGAAATAATTCTAGAAAAAATGCTTTAAACATATCGTGCTTTAAAGCAGATATATTTTTATAATCACTATATGGTTTATATACTCCTGCATAATCTGCTTTTCTATGATCAAAGAATAATTTAAGAGATACGATAACTAATACTACTGCTATTAATATATTTTGATTATTAAAAAACATATACCTTATATAATATATTGTAGATTTTATTTTTCACTATATATATATATTGATGCTTAACCTAAATAATACAAATAGCACAAATAAGACAAGCTCTCTTCAAAGTAGTGCATTAAAAGAAGATAATAGTAAGATAGATATAGTCCCAAATGTAGAAGAAATGTATAATATAGGTGGTAGTGCGGACAATAATATCAGTAATAATATAAATGATAATACAAACAATAATATCAGTAATAATATAAATTCGAATATTGAAATTAAAAAAGATGAGTTATACAATTTTCAAGTTAGTTATATAGATAATTGTTTTAGTATAAATGAAGAAGGTAAATTTTTAGGATGTATCAAGGCTGCCGAAATTATTAAATATTTTACTCATATCTTTAATAAGGATAACCAATTTTTACAAAATATTACAGATAGTAACTATCCATTAATAAAAAGACTAATAGGTGAAATACCGGAAAATTCATATAGTATTATATTAAAAGATTATACAATGTCTCCATTTATGGGAGATTTAGGTACATTAATAAAATTAAATGATAATATATTATCATTTGAGAGGAATGATTTGTATAATGAATTAAAATATGTTAATCGAAAAAATGCTGATAAAATAAGAAATTCTTTTTATAAATTTCTTATAAGAATGATAGAATATACGCTAAGACTAATATCACATGTAAGTGAATTAATAATAGATAATAGTACAAAAACACAAAAACTAAAACAAAATATGATAGTATATTCTACAAAATTAATGTATAAATTATCTCAATATACTGAAATGCAGATAAAATTAATATTAGATAAAAATATCAAGATTAGCAAGAATATTGAAACTAGTAAAAAATTAAGAGAACTGATTGGTAAAAAATTGGACAAATATATGTTTTTATTAGAGGATAAAAATAATATAGAAAAAAATAAAAATCTTATAAATAATGTAATAACACAGATAGGTGGCACGAGAGATAATTTATCAGATACATCAGATATGGTATCTGAGAGTGATCCATCTCCGGTTGTATCTGTATCTCTATCATCAATACCTCCCACATCAACATCTGATCATAGTGCTATATATGATATGTAATATACATAAAATTATGTATAAACATTATATAATGAACAAAAATATAGACAAAGAATATGCTGTATTAAATAATATCAAAAAAATAAACAAAGAATTAGATAATGTTGATTTACAGATTGAAAAATCTTTTACAAAAAATACAAAAGATTTAGAATATTATAAAGAAATTATAAATAAATCAATATTAAATTTTAAAAATATAACAAAAAACTTGTCTAAATAATATTTATATGAAAAATGATATTTGTACATACAAAGAAAATAATGTTGATGAAATATTACCTAATTTATGGCTTGGTAACTACCAATCATCACTTGATATAAGATTTTTGAAAAAGAATAATATAAGATATGTTATCCGACTCACAAAAACTGTTTATAGAGAATATCCAGATATTATATACATAAATATACCTATTAGCGATGATGAGTTGTGTAATGAAAATATTGATTTTACAGGAATATTTAATAAAACTAGTGACTTTATAAAAGAAGTACTTGTAAATAATTATGGTATACTTGTTCATTGTAAAAGAGGACATCATCGCTCAGCCAGTATAGTAGCCGCATTTTTAATAAAGTATATTAAAGTTGACTATACCACTTCAATTTCTTATATAAATAATATAAGGAAGTGTGCTCTAAGAAGAAATACTTGTATAGGAAAAAATCTGTACAAATATTATTTAATGCAACATAATAAATATTGTCGTAATGTGGTATGTAGTAAATATAATCGGTTAAATATGTGTTCATGTATTTTGAGTTCTTAATTCACTTATACTGGTTCCGTGATATATGTCATTATCTTTTTTATCTATATAATTTGTAATTATATTATCTTTGTGATCTATAGTATGTCTAGTATCGTTTAAATTATTACATAATGTATTTATTTCATTTATTTTATCACTATATATACTATCATCTATATCAAATATATCCCCACTAATTTCTGCTCTTCTTTTATTTACTTTGATACTTGTAATCTCTTGCAAAGTATCATTTATCTTTTTAACTAATAATTCCTCATTTTCCTTATCTAATGATATAGTTCCATATTCTATATCAGCCAATAATATATAACATAATTGTTCTAATTCTTCCCTTTTTGTATATATATAACTAGATGAATTATCCTTTACGATTTCATTACATTTACTATTTAATTCATTTATTCGTTGTACATATTCTGTTTTGATTACTTTTTCTCTTGAAAATACCCATAATAATGTATCATTTATAATATTTTGTATTTTATCGAAATCTTTTTTATCTATAATAAAACAAGAATCATTAATTATATTATATATAGAATAGCACATATCAATTAATTCTTTTTTTAATTGTTTTATTTCATTTTTTTCAGAATTATTAGTATCTTTATCAAAACCATACTCATCATTTTCTAATTCTTCAAATAAAGTATTTTCATCCTCTCCGAATATAATTGTTCCATTTTCTTTACTTTCTGATATACCTATTATATCACTATTTATATTAATCTTTAAAATTAATGTCGGATATTTTCTTTTTATTCTTTCTATAATTTTATCGTAGTCTTTTTGATCTCTCTCATTATAATGCATTTCTTCTAACCATGTTAATACTTCATTTATATCAGTTAATATAATTTCTTTATCTTTTTGTGTTAACTTAAATTCTTCATTATTTACATTTGTTTTTATTATATCACATAGATTATCTATTTCATAGAAAGAATTTTTCCTTTCTCTTTCTAATTTATCCTGTAATTCCATATCTTGTGCTTCTTTTACTAGACTTTCTATTTTTTCTTTTGATAATCTACTTTTATTTCCAGTAATGACTATAGAGTTTTTATTTTGATTATTTTTGATATCTTCAGCAGTAACACTTATTATACCGTTTACATCAACACTAAATGTTATTTCTATTTCAGGTATACCTCTTGGTGCTGGCTCTAACCCAGTTAATTCAAATTCTCCTACTAAAAAATTATCCTTTGTCATCTTCCGTTCTCCTTCAAATACTTTTATAGTTATATCAGTTTCATAATCTGTATATGTTGTATATTTTCTTTTCTTTTTAATCGGTATAGTACTATTTCTAGGGATTAATATATTCATTACACCACCAATCGTTTCAACACCTAATGATAATGGTATTATATCAACAAGGACTACTTTTTCACTAAATGGGTCCTGATTATTAGATAATATAGATCCTTGCATTGCAGCACCTGCTGCAACTATTTCATCTGGATTTATAGTGCAATTTGGTTCTTTTCCCTTAAAATATTTTTTAATATTTTCTCTAATTATAGGCATTCTAGTAGCTCCTCCAACCAATATTATATCATCAATATCATCAATATCCATATCACACATTTCTAATATATCATCAATATATTTCATACATAAAGTAATATAATCATTACATATCTCTTCTAATTTGTTACGTGTTATAGGAACTACTAGATTCTTATTATCGTAAAAATCTTTTACAGCTATTACAGCTTTGCCTGTTGTTGATAATTTTTTTTTTGCTCTTTCACATTCTTTTTTTAATTTTTGTAATGATAATACTAATATATTATCTAATTTATCTATATTGTATTTATTTTTAAAGAAAGATTTGCAATATGAGAATAATCTATTATCAAAATCTACTCCTCCTAAATGTGAATTTCCAGTTGATCCTATTACTTCAAATATACCATCTGCTATACTAAGTAATGATACATCTAAAGTACCTCCTCCAAAATCATATACTATAATATTTATATCTGTATCAGATTGCAATGACATTTTCTCATATCCATATGGTAATGCTGCAGCAGTGGGTTCATTAATAATTCGAATACATTCAAGTCCAGCTATAGTTGCAGCATCAACTGTAGCTTGCCTTTGCCCATCATTAAAATAAGCAGGTACTGTAATTACTGCCTTTGTTATAGATTGTTTTAAATAATCTTCAGCCATTATTTTTAGTCTGCTTAATATCATAGCTGATATCTCTTCTGGAGTATATAATTTTTGCTTCCCATTTATACCTATAACTATCTGATTATCATTTTCTGTAACATAATATGATAAAAATGGGATATCTTTTTGTACATCAGTATCATCTATTTTTTTCCCCATTAATCTCTTAACCTCATATACAACATTTCCACTATTAATATCTTGTTGATTTTTAGCATCTTTCCCTATATATCTATTACAATTTGTAAATGATACTACACTTGGTATAGTTTTATTTCCATATTTATCAGGTATAATTTCTAGATTATTATTTCTCCATACAGATATACAACTATTTGAAGTTCCTAAATCAATACCTACTATATATTCTTTCTCTTTAATAATATCATTATCCTCTATATTTTCACTTTTTATACAAAAATATTCATCTATATCACTAAAATTGTCACTATCTGAATCAATATCTACTTCGATATTTAAACAATTTAGTACATTATCCATAAACTATATATTAATACTATTTTTTATGAATGTGATTTTAACCTTGCTTTCTTCCACTTGTGCCTGTTTTTTTATATTTACTTTTTCTTATATTAAATACATTAGTTTTACCATTGTTACCAGATAAACCCGATACATTATTATTTTTTGTTGTTAATTTAGGTTTAATTTGTGGCTTGATTTGTGGCTTGATTTGTGGCTTGATTTGTGGCTTGATTTGTGGCTTGATTGATGGTTTGATTGATGGCTTGATTTGTGGCTTGATTGATGGTTTGATTGATGGTTTGATAGGTGAATCTAAAATAGATTTGGTTTGGTTATCTATATCATTAAATTCTTCTAATATATCTATTACTTGTTGTTTTCCTTTTTGAATTCTTTTTTGTTCATTTTTTAATCTTGTTATTTTATCTATCTTCATCTTATTATGTTCAGATGGTGCATATTTTATTCTATATTTATATTTATTCGCATACTCAAATTTTTTTTTATGTTCTGCCTCTTTGCTTGTTGAGTATTCTTTTTTCAGTTTACCATCATGTTTTTCAATTTTTTCTTGTAATTTAATAAATTCATCCTCAACCCCTTCTTTATCTGCATCTGTAACTTTATGAACTATCATATCATCTTTTGACTTATATTTTTTGTTAGGGTCTATGTCTTTTATTATATTTTTATATGGTTGATTAGTTCTACCTTTCCAATACTCGACCTTTTTATTTTTATATTCCTTTTCTATATTTTTCACATTTTTTCCTGCATCTTTTTTGTTAATATTATTTTTATCAAGTTTTATAGATGGTAATATAATATCCCTCATTTTGTCAGGATTTATAGATCTTTCCAATTCATTTAATTCTTGAATTTCTTTTGTTCTTTGTATCTCTTCTTGCCTTCTTCTTCTAGCAATATCTTCTTTTCTCATATAATCATGTTGATTATAAAATGTAGAGTTATTAATAAGTCTATTATTATATGTATTTGCTTGTTGTATCTTGTACATATTGTAATTATTCATAAGATTATTATTCATCATCGTATAATAACAAATGTATATATTTTACCTATGTTATTATATGTATAAATTAAACATATTATATATTAATCGAAAGATATCACTATTGGAGATAATTCATTACTGTTGACTGAAATTATATGTGGGCTATTTATTTTTGTTTTATTTTCTATTTCGATTTTCTTCTTATTTTTATTTAATTTAGCCTTTTTAACCTCTTTATTTGATTTAATCATTTCTTTTTTGATAGTATCATAATATTGTTCAACATAATTTAAAATATTATACTCAAATATCCACCTAAAAAAATTTAGCTGACAAATAGTCGTATAAAATCTATTTTTAATACCCTCTTGATTATAGTAGTAATAATAAAATTTTTTTTCTCTTCTTCTAAATGGATCAAAATATCTCTTTCTGTAAGATTTTAGTTGAGCCTTATATCCTATATGTACTGTAAAATCTATAGTATCACCATATAAATCTATTTTATATCTAGTTTTATATTTATTCGCATAATTAGTTACAAACCAATCCAATAATCTTAGAGAGATTTTTGATTTGCAGTCGATAATATCAGCCATTTTTTGTACACTATTAACATCTAATTTTTTAATATATTTATCTATAGTCTTATAATACAATGTTTCTCTGCTTGTAAAGTGTAATTTTTCAACATTATCATATGGGTCTATTATACTAGATTCTGTAGTTTTTGTGCTCGATGTGCTAGTTTCGTCACTTGATACAGAGGTTGTATCTTTACTCATTAATATATCCATATTTATTTAAACGCACCTTTAAATAAATTATTTGTCATTATCTTCTTTGGTTTGTTGTAAATTGATGTTATATATCTCTTCTTCACCTGTATTCAGAATAATAAATTAATTGTCATTATCTTTTTTGGTTTGTTGTAAATTGATGTTATATATCTCTTCTTCAACTGTATCCAGAATAATAAATCGTATAACATTAACAGTATTATTTTGTCCCATTCTATGAGCTCTACCTATAGCCTGTTTCTCTTGTTCAGTTCTATATTTATAACTACCATATATTGGATCTAAAAATATTATATTCTGTGCCTTTGTTAAATTTGTTCCTGCTGCTGACTTTTCAGAGGATAACATAATTACTTTAATATCTTTCTTGCTATCTTTTTGAATATTATTAAAATCTCTTATAGCCTTATCCCTTTGATGACAATTTCCTTTACAAAATACATTATTTATACCATATTCTGTCAATATTAAACCAACACGTTTTAACAGATCATCCCATTGAGAAAATATAATACTATGTTTATCTGTATTTCTAATAAATTGTATTAAGTGTGCCATTTTTGTTCCTACTTTATTTACTATTTCATTAAATTCAATATCTTTATTTGTCTCATTTGTTTTCTTTTTCCACTCACAACTAACTAAAAATACATCTTGTTTAGTTAGTTTTTGCTTACAATATGGGCATGACCCATTCTTATTTAGTGATAATATTGCACACTGATAACAAAATAAATGTCCACATTTTGTTACTCCTGTACTGTTTTCTGGTATATCTTCTAGACATATACCACATGTTTCAATATCATCATCCTCATCATCACTAAACTCATCATCAGATAAATCTGCATAATAATCTAATATATTTTCACAATTATCTGGAACTTCTATAACTAATTCATTTTTATGATCTTTATTAACTGTTTTTTTTAATCTATCCATAACATTTGTAAAAAATTTGTACGTTGTAGATTTTCCTTCTAATATATTTTCTGCCTCAGTAAGTTTGATATATGCTTTTTGAAGAGATTCATCATATCTTTTTAATATAGATGAGTAACCTGATACATCAGTATTTACATTTATCTCATCAGTATTTTCATAATATATCGGATTATCTATATCTATATCATATGTTGCTAATATATGTTTTTTATAATTATAATCTCTAAATGTATCTTCTAACAACATTACTATTTTCTTTTTTGTTCGTAAAATTCTATCCTTAATCTTATTTACATTTTGTTTTGCTTTTTCTTCTTCATCTTTGTAATGTTTTACCATCATCTTATCAATATCTTCCAATGACTTACAATTCAACAATGCATGTTTTGTTTCATCTGCTAATTGTGGATGGCAACATAATTGCCTTAAATATTTTCCAAATTTATTATTATTTGGATCGGCCAAGTGAGCATTGTACATCATTCTCTCTGTTGGTGTAAATTTTAACCATTTAACATGTTCTTCTATAGGAGGTAAACTAAAGCCTTCTATATTCTTTACAGATTCTTCTGTATTTTTTCTAAAGCAATTATTGGATATATAATCAATTATATCATCATCTATAAATATATTATCATAGTCTTTATTGGTATAGTTAGTCATAAAGCTAACTATATGTCCAATGTCGGCTATAAATGGTGTTGCTGATACTAACCATCTATAAGTTGATTTGAATAATGGTAGTAAGTTAGGAATATGAGTATTTCCTTTTTTACCTGTATACCCTTCATGAAATTCATCAACTATTATCCTATGCCAATGTATATTATGCATCATTATATTTCTCTCTCTTAAAGATGTCAATCCATTATTTATTAAATCAGTTCCATCATTCTTAAATAGTAGTTTTACATTTTTTCTTTCTTCATTTGACCATTTATAAGTATGATAGTTGTTTCTACTACTAATACGAGATGTCCATCTCATAGTATAAGATTTATTAGCTAAAAATGAAAATGTAACTATAACAAAGTCTGCATCCAAATAATCTTGATAACAATATTTATCATGCTCTCTTTTTGTAAGTAATGATATTATTTTAATTGAATCTATATTTGATATATTATTTTCTATTTCTCTTCTCCATTGTTTACATAAATGCGTTGGACATATTATAAATGTAGCTCTACTATATAAATAGCTATCATCATAATTATTAGGATATTTCTCTTTATCATTCCTAAAATATGATATATCTTTTGCTGGATTACTTAATGCTAATGCTATCATTTGTATAGTTTTTCCTCTTCCCACCTCATCTATAAGAGCTCCTCCATAAAATGTTAATGATTGTCTATCTTCTTTTTTACAGAATTTTTTTGCAATTAAATTATAATATATATCTCCAATTTTAATCTCTTCATATATACTAAAATATATAGTTTTAGGATTTAATTCTTTCTGCAACATCCAATAAATATTACATTTTTGAAAATTATATAACTTTAAATTGATATTTTTTGGTTGATCTATCATATAATCTCCTGTATAATCGACACATATATCTAACTTTTCTGCTAAATAATCTTTATTTTTTGATATTGTTAAATCAGTATCATGATCAATATGTGATATATTATTATAATAACAAGTATACATATCATGATAATACATTAATGTGTGTAAAAAATTAATCTCATCCTTGCTCATATTATTTTTCGTAAATAACCTATCACTTAAAATTGTATGATCAATATCTACAACTAGACATATTATTTCATTAGAATCTATATATTTACTGTATAACTCTATATGACAAAAATTATATAATAATATATCAGGTGATAGGGTATTTTTTACCTTATTATTATAATAATTAAGTGCATGATCATCTAGATATACTTTAAAGTCCTCATTATATAAATTATCAATTGATATTTTTTTGGTTGTGGTATTAGAAAAACAACAATTTTCCCCATACCATTTATCATAAAAATATTTATTATTACTCATTTCTAGTATATATATATACTAAAATAGATCAATAGATAAACTTATCAATTTTTTTGCAACAGAGAATAATATATTATTATATTTTCTATGTTATTAATATTTGTATTAACATGGAAAATACTAGTGAAGATTTAATAGAAAAATTAGATAGAAGTATAAATAAAACAAAATCAGAATTTAACCAAAAAGAGTTTACACAACGATGCAACAATATAATAACAAACATAAAATCAATCGAAAAAGAAGTAAAAGATTTGCAAAAATTATACAATACCCAAAATAAAATAATAAATAATCAAAAAAAAGAAAAAAGAATAACACATCTTACAAAAAAAGTTATTGTTCCTAAACAGATATGTTCTCTTATAAATGTACCTGAAGGTACAGAAATGTCTAAACCTCAAATAACAAAATCTGTATATAATTATTTTAAGGTTAATAATCTATACTATGATAAAGATAAGCGAGTGCTAAGAGTAGATAGTGTTGTATCAAGTATACTTAATATATCATTATCAGTAAATGACTCAATAAATCCAAAAGATAAAGATGGATTAAATATATATAATATACAAAGATACATCTCAAAATTATACGATTAAATTTTATATATATAAACTATATGATTTTACCTTTGATATTATTGCCAATTATTATATTTTTAATGACATCTATGTATCTAGAAAGATCTGAATATTGTGCTTTTGGTTTAAGGCATATAATCGGATCTAGTTCATTCTCATTATTGAATATACTTATTGTAACTATGTTTATAACTGTAGTGGGATTAATATTTTATTATGGATATATATTATAACATGTTTCTGGATATACAAATTGAAGTAGTTTATATGTATATTATGATAGTTATTTTATTATTATTGCTCTTGTATTGTATATTATATTATTTTACAGATAATACAGAATTTTATAAACTTATTGTAAGGATGTAATGCTGTGTAATTTATAATATGCTCCATAATTATTATCACTTATCCATATTCCATATAATTCTATATCACAATTTACCATATTTTTATTATCTTCACTCTTATTATCCTCATAAATCAAATTATCAATAACTGTTTGAAATGTTTTCGTTTTTTGACAATTAAGTTTAAGTATAGGTTTTCTATCTAAATATCTTATACTCTGCCTATATCTTATATTATTTCTATCTGAAAATGGCCATTTGTCTTTATTATCTTTTCCTAATATTATCAGTTTTTTATCAATCTGATACAATATGTCATAATTATCACCTATATTAAGTATAATTGTATGTGTTAATCCTTTATTTCCTATTTTATTAATTTCGATCAGTTCGAATTTTAGTTCAAATTGTATTTTATCAATTTTTATTATGTGTATATTATTTTTTTTAATAGTATCGGACAAGCATATATCCATTATATATATATTTTTAGATTGGATAACAAAATATTGCTAATTAACTCATTAATTATCAATATTTTTTAAAATAAATTAATCAATCATCCTCATCATCATCTACCTCATCATCATCTACAACATCATCTTCCGTTTCATCTCCTTCATCATCTTCATAATCTTCTGATTCATCATCATTATCATCTATAACACTGTCATCATCTTCATCTTTATCTTCACCTTCATCTTCATCTTCATCTTCACCTTTATTCTCTTCTTTGACGTCATCATTATATTCATCTTCTGAATCAGAAAATGCATATTCTTCAAATTCGGTTTTGTTTGATTCCAATCTTTCTCTTGGCATAATTACAAGTTGAACGAATTTTAATGTTACTCCATATTTACGTTTACCTGAATCATCTTTACTTTTACTTGCCCACACTTTTGCAACTCTTACAACACCTTTAATAGTATCTAAGAATTTTAAATGTTCTTCAAGTTCAGTTATATTTCTTGGTGGAGGTGATAATTTAGTTGGTTTTCCTCCTTCTTTTTTAACAAAGATAGGTAAATCAATAATACCTGTTTGATAATTTAAAGGGATTCTAATTTTACATGTTGGAAATTTTGTTTTTTCATTTGTATCATCGCCAACTTTATCTCCAGTTTCTTCTATTTCATCTTCTTCATCTTCTGGATAATCTTCATCGTCTCCTGACTCATTTTCATTATCATCTACAAATTCATCATATGTTTTTACTATTGGAATATATCTGTATAATGTTGAAAACGGTTTTCTTACTGTCTTTTTCCCACCTTTTGTTTTTATTTTTGCTGAACCTAATGGTTTGAAAATGTCATTTTTGATAGTTTCATCAACAAGACTATCATCTATATCTGCTAATACTTTCATAAATTTTACTGCATTATCATTTGATGGATCTAGTGGTACAGTAATATATGATCTACTCTTATCTCCATCTTTATGATACTCTTCATTGTATTTAGAAATTCCTCCTTGTACTATTTTTATTTCTGGAAGTTCAATAAGAGGTGATTCTGAGCTGTTATCTTTTCCTGTTCTGTTATATCTTGGATATGCTATAAATTGTGTACTTGTATATTTTCCGTCTGTTTGAATTTCACTAACACTGAATTTGTTTTTTTTAAAATCTTTGCATTTGATGTAGCTAGTTTTGGATGTTGCTCTTTTAGTTCTGTAGGTTGACATATATAGTAACCTTATTTACAGACTAAGATTTTATATAGTTTTAGTTTCAATTTTTTTTATACTATATACTAGTCATCAGTATGTCAGCCTATAAGTATATCAGCCTATCAGTATATCAGCCAGATATCAGCTAGTTATAAGTATGTCAGCCAGATATCAGCTAGTTATAAGTATGTCAGCCAGATATCAGCTAGTTATAAGTATGTCAGCCAGATATCAGCTAGTTATCAGTATGTCAGCCAGATATCAGCTAGTTATCAGTATATCAGCTAGATATCAGCTAGATATCAACTAGTTATTCAATTGGTATTTCCAATCAACTGGTCAGTCAATCCAGTTAGTATATATTGTTGATAGTCCTATTAATAATATAATATTATTAATAAGTTAAAAATAAATAAATTACTTTGGTATTAAAATACCTTCCAATTCCTTTCCGATAATATCATTTATCACAGGATTTTCTTCTAAATCATTGAATGTTTTTCTGTATACATTTTCTACATCTTCTATATATTCTGTATTTTCTAATATGTCAAGATCCATTAATATATCACACAAGCCTGTTCCACCTTTTATAGCCAACCCAGCCATAATTCTTGATGAAGTACTCTTCATATGATCTACTTCCCCAAATACTGCTGCGGCCAATAACTGATCGACAGTCTTTTCAAACGATGCTCTACCGAGAGGGTCAGTTTCTAATCTATTTAGCCCATGTCTATCAATAGATGTCAATTTACCATTATTAGTCATAAGATCAACTATTACTGATATATGTTGATAATTTACAAACTCATTACTATAGACATTAACCATTTCTTTAACTATAAGTGCTCTTGCTGCTTCAATACCCAATAATTTATACACCATAACTACATCATTACATATTGTCTTTTCAAGATCTATACCATTTATATACCTTATTCTTTCCATATTTATACCATCTGTTTCGATTACATATTGATCTGATTTTTCGAATGCATTATCATTATTGTCAAATGTATACATCATTCTTTTCTCAACACCTAAAACTTTTTTGATATTATCTAATCCTTTTAATTTAAAATTATCAACAAATGAATCTAAAAATGTGGCTATTACATTATAACTAATTGTCCCCATATCAAATCTGATATGTATTATAGGTATATTGTCATTATCATCATTTGATAATATTGCATATTGAGTTATATCTTCAATAATTATTCTATTATCCTTTTTAACATTTTTAATATTTTTTCTTCTATTTTCCCATACATTACAAAATTTTGATTTTATATCAAGTAATGTTATTCCATTTTCTAACATTTTATCTCTATTAAGTTTGATTCTTATCAACCAAGGCAAATTCTTAATATCTTTTTGGCATGTATCTTTTGAAGTTGCATAACTATGAAATACATTTGTTACATTATCTTTATACATGTATCCATTTTTTGCATATATATATGGATCATAATAAACATCTGTCTTATCTCTTATATCTTTTAGTGTTGTATGTTTAATATAGGACGCTATTTTATTTGTAATAATTTTATTATTTTTAATATTATCCTTCATATATATTTTCATAATAGGTGTTTTCATATTTTTTGAAAAACTTAAAAGTTCTCTAATACGAGGGACTCCTAATGATTCAGCGCTCATAGATCCAATACCAGCATGATGAAATGAATTTAATGTTAATTGTGTTAAAGGTTCTCCTAATGATTGAGCCCCAACAGCACCAACCATTTCTCCTGGTTGTACTATAGCATTATTAAAATCAGTTATTATTTTCTCACATATGTTATCAAAATCTTCAGTTGATAATTTATATTTTTCTACACACATTTTTGGTGATAGGTATGAATATAATGCAAATTTAAACATTGTTTTTGCTATTTTTTCATCATTGTGTTTTATTGATGTTTTATCATTATATTGATCATCTGACATACATACTATCTTTGTATATTTATAATCTAATATTTCGTTTAACTTTTTCAAAATATAACTTGGTTTTAAATTTGATTTCTCTCTTTTCTTGATATTTTTTATTATAAGATTAAAGTTAACAGGAAGGAATACACTAGTATTAAAAGTAATATAATTTGAACCTAATTTTATTTTTGTCTCACGAATAATATTTCGTAATTCTATCAATTCTTTATAAAATTTATCATTATCGTTCTTACTGAAATCACTATATTTTCCTATATCATTCGTAAATGTATATTTATCTCTTATGTCCTTATCTCCCATTTTTAATATATCTAAATTATGAATATATTGTCTTGTTGTATCAACCCCATTATCTCCATATATGAATTGGTATATTATATCATTTGCATTTCTTATAGTACAATCATAAGTAACCATAATATCTTCCATTGATTTAGTTAATTTTCTTTGAATATACCCAGTTTCAGCTGTATCAACAACATGAAGTCCATTGGCTAAGCCAAAATTTAATGTGGATGGTACCGTTAAATCATACATTTTTTTATATCTAGGATGGTTTAATGATTTCATCTTTTCAATATATATGATCTTGTCTAATATTGTATCATTCTGTAACTTATAATTATTGACATCTTGCACTATATAGGAATTACCTTCTATTTTGCCATAAATACCAATACTTGCACATCCCATTATAAACATATCTCTTTTCTTATCGTTTTCAAATGTATATATTTTGCCATCATGCACATCATTTAAATTATCACTCATTATATTTTCCATGGTATCACATATGCTTGACACATTGTTAAAATTATTTAATATATGAGTTACAGGCATATAATCACCTTCTAATACATCTGGTGTATACTTTTGTTCATATTTTCCTGTATTATCATTAAATACCAAAAGTGATTTTGATTCAGCAACTATAACTTCTCTACCTCCCAATGTTTTGATTTTATATATATATTCAGTTGGATCATGTCTTGTTACAGCTGTAATCTCTCCCCAACTAGTATATCCATTTTCATCTGTTGTGGGTATGTATATATTGCTACTAATTGACAAATATTCCATATCTTTTTCTTTCTCTCTTTTAATATCTGATTTATTGTTATCCATCAATTTATCAATCCAATCACCTATCAACACCCTTTTTAGTTCATTATTATTTGCAATAATAATTGGAGTATCTCCAGTAACTGATTTTATAGCAGTATCGATCATACCTTCTCTCCCAGCCATACTAAACATTACATATTCTGCTGATCCTACTCCATTTATATATGAATTTTCAATAAAACCTCTTGCAAATGCTGTATCATCATTTTGATGAAAATATGGTAAAGACCTTCCATTAACTTTTTTTGCAACACGATTATTAGTAATAACTTGTTGACCGATACATCCAGACATCTGACCAACATTTAAAGAAGATCCTTTTGAACCTGAATTTATCATAATGGCAAAATTATTTATTTTGTCTAAATTTTCCATAATTAATTTTGATACATCATCTCTAATAGCTGTCAATTCAGCATTTACTGATGCTTCAAACATATCCCCACTTATTAAGTCTGGATTATTTTCCAGATCTGTTATTAAATGTCTTACCTTCATTTTTTTAGTCTCAAATAATGTGTTTATCTGATTTTCTATATCAGGGGATATATATGAATCTCCTATTCCCACAGTAAAACCGTTATACAAATTAAAATTATTCGCTAATCTTGCAATATCATCTAAAAATGATTTAGTTTCCATCATACCATATTGGTTCCATACTGCATGAATAATACTATTTGTTTTATTACTAATATGTGCTTTTTTTATCTGTCCACTTTTAATATTACCATTTTTAATAGTGATACCTGCGTGTTTCATATTTATATTATTGGGTATAATATGAGAAAAAATATCACTTCCTTTATAATCTGTATCTTTTTTTATTTTTCCTAAATCATCCATTGATGTTGATGTATAGGATAATATGTTCATAACATCTCTCCAATTAATATTCATATCAGAATCAGTTAGATTATAACAACCTAAAACACCATCTTGAACAGCACCTATAATTGGAGAACTTGTACGTGGAGATATTACTTGCCTTTTTACATTTGCTATCTCTTTTAACTCTATTGATGATTGTTTTGATTGTGGAACAAATATGTTCATCTCATCACCATCAAAATCAGCACCATATGGTGGTGTTACATATACACACAGTCTAAATGTTTGTAAATCGGGATTTTTTAATATTTTGACACGATGACCCATCATTGATAATTTATGTAATGAAGGTTGTCTATTCAACAATACATTATCATTATCTTGTAAATGACGTTCCACAATATCTCCAAAATTTAATTCAATATTCTCTTTTCTATACCTAAGATCAAATAATCTACCACTATTATGTACTGATCCAGCCGGAAATATATAATTTGCGCCAGGATATTTATATCTCCCATTTCTAACTAATTTGTATAATCTATCAATATTTTCTGGAGTTACTAATTCTGGAAATGTTAAATTCATAGCTATATTTATAGGCACACCTAGCTGATCTATATCAATAGTCGGATCAGGTGTAATAACTGTACGTGCTGAAAAATCTACACGCTTACCCATTAAATTACCTCTTATTCTTCCTTTTTTACCTTTTAATCTTTCAACAAGTGATCTACTTTTCTTATCTTTCTGTTTTGAATTTGGTAAACCAGCTATGTCATTATTATGATAAGTTGCAACATGATATTGTAATAGATATATATGATCATGTGAAAATACTTTCTTTTCATCATCTTCTCCTTCATTATATTTTCTTGCCCGAATATTTGATCTAATAATATCAATTAATTTATGTGTTAAATCATCCTCTTTCGTGGATGATGCCATTATTTCAACTTTAGCAGAAGGTCTTACAGAAACTGGAGGCACCGGAAATATAATATGGATCATATCTTCTGGTCTAGATATTTTGGGATCTAAACCCATTATTGTACAATCTGTATCAGATATATTTTTTAATATATCATAGCATATCTCAGGGGTCAATGTTTTTCGAATTTTCTTTTTCCCATCAAATAATCCATCTTCTGTAGGTAAACCTTCAATATTAGTCTCCGCAATAATAGTAACAGTTGCAGATGCCTTTTTAATTTCCTTTTTAATTTTTGCTACAGGATAATTACATTCATTACCAGGACGTCTGCAATATTTTGCGGAACTTGTCATGTTACGTATTTCCATAAATCTTGCCTTTCTTGATTTATTTTTAAGTATATCAAATAATTCTTCATCTGTCTTATCCAGTAACAATTTCGAACATTTTAAGCACACACAACTTAATATATTTTTTACAAAATCTATATATCCCATATTAAATGCCGGCTCAGCTAAACTTATATGACCAAAATGCCCAACACAATCTTTTATTGATAATCCACATGTAGCACAACTAATATCTTTATCCACTGGTCCTAATCTTGTATCTATCAAACCACCTCTCTTTGGTTGCATGTTTTCATATAAATCAGGAATATTTATACCTATTGAATTCTTACCTAATGCTGATGATTTTAATATCTCCGAATTTGGCCATATCGTGAAATCAATATGATCAATCGGTTTTATATCTTCATCATATCTATATGCTGAACTCATATATGTATATATATAATATCTATATATATATACATGTAACTTTATGTATTTTCTAATTCAATTTTTATATATTTATAAAGTGATTTATATGCAAATTCTTACATTCTTCATATATTAACCTTTTATTAATTCTTTTATTTTTATCCCTTTTTACAATATGTACATACATTTCATCTGTTAGTTCATCTGTTGTTTCATCTGTAAGTTCATCTGTTGTTTCATCTGTTAGTTCATCTGTAAGTTCATCTGTTGTATAATTATATGGTCCTATCTTTTCAAATAATAATATATTTCCTAATGTATTATCATATTTTTCCAAAATATCACTATAGTTAAATAAATATTTCTTTAAACATATTGTTTCATTTTTTGTAATTAGTGCAAACTTACTAAATATTATTGGAGAAATATCTTTTTTATATGCACTTTTATATTGTATATCGGATAAATGTTCTATATTATTACATATTAATTTTTCTTCTTTGTATCCATAATTTTTTGTGATACATGTCTTTCCTAGAGGTATATCTAATTTATTAACATATGAATTTAATATTCCAAATAGGCATATATTTAGAACATTTATCATTTGAAATATATAATAATTATATATACATTCAGATATTTTCCCATTTTTGTATGATTTTATACTTATTATATCTGTTATGTATTTTCTATAAAATATTCTAAAATATGATGATATTTTTGCTTTCAGACTAAATATTGATACTATAATGTTCATATAAATAAAAAATTGATAATATATATAATTAATTAACCTTATATATATTTATTAACATATATGGGCAAAAATTATAAAGAGGATAATTTACCATGGATAGAAAAATACAGACCTACAAATTTAGATGATATAGTATCACATACAGATATTATTTGTATGATAAAAAAATTTATATCTAATCGTTCATTACCTCATTTATTATTTTACGGAAAACCTGGAACTGGTAAAACTTCAACTATAACAGCATGTGCTAAAGAATTATATGGTGATTATATTGATTTTATGGTTATGGAACTTAATGCATCAGATGACAGAGGTATTGAAGTAGTCAGGAATAAGATTCATCAATTTGTTATTACTGGAAATGCGTTTTATGGTTCAACTGAAGAAGAGAGAAAGGGATTATTTAAATTAGTTATTCTTGATGAAACAGATGCAATGACTGCTGATGCTCAAGCAATATTAAGACAAGTTATAGAAAAACATACAAAAAATGCTAGATTTTGTCTTATTGTAAATTATATCAAAAATATAATTCCAGCATTACAATCTAGATGTACTAAATTTAGATTTAACCCATTAGATGGTAATTCTATAGGAAAACGAGTAAGATATGTTGCAAGCAAGGAAAATATAAATATAACTTCTGGTGGAATAACAGAAATTATTAAAAGATCTAATGGAGATATGCGAAAGGCCCTAAATATATCACAATCAGTTTCTATGATGTTTGATACTGTTAATGAAAAATATGTAAATATGTGTCTGGGATACCCTAGACTAATTCATATTAAAAAAATATTAAAATGGATATCTTGCGAAACGTTTAATAATGCTCATAAACATATAGTATCATTAATAAAAAAAGAAGGATTATCTTTGTCCGATATTGTAACTGAAATACATAATTATATTATTAATATTCTGTTGAATAATAAACAACCAGATATTATACAATCATATAATATATCTGATATATCCAATATATTGGATAAATTATGTGAAATTGAACATAATCTATCTATTACAAATAATATTTTTATACAATTATCTGCCTTTATCGGAATTTTCTTTATCTATAAAATAGATTTAAATAAAAAAATATAATAATATAATTATATGACATCTGGTAATAGTTGGGCTTCTGTACTTAAATCTACCCCAAAAACTATATCCAATAATAGATGCAATACTAACGACTCAAATATAACATATAAAAAACAAAAATCAGATAGCGGAGAGTGCCATAAATTACCATATAGTTATGTATTATGGAGTCATGATGCTAATTGTAGCGATTGGAGTATAAATAGTTACAAAAAATTATGCACTATTAATAATGTATCGCAATTTTGGAAATTATTTAATAATTTTGATAAATTAGGTATTAATATAAATAATTTTTTTATTATGAAAGAAGGTATTCTTCCTATGTGGGAAGATGAAAATAATAAAAATGGAGGTATTTGCTCATTTAAAGCAGATTCATCAAATATTCTTAGATTATGGGAATATATCGCATGTATGTTAGTTAATAATATGTTAACAGTCGATAATTATGATATAAATGGTATTTCACTTAATAGCAAAAATAATTGGGGACTTATCAAAATATGGAATAGAGATAGTAATAATGATTTAACAAAAACACTTTCAAATAATGTATTAACACATTGTAAAAAATATAGTATGAAATATAAATCCAATTCTAATTAATTATAAAATTTTATGATTGTTATATATATAATCATAAAAATGAATATATACGAAACAGAAGAAGAATTACAAAATTATACCAATGAAACACCATTTTTTGATTATTCTGATCAAATACATCTTACAAAAATTGTAAAATGTGTCGATGGAGATACTGTATATTGCATATTTAAACAAAATAATAAATATTATCAATTTAAAATAAGAATGGCTGGATATGATTCTCCAGAAATGAGACCCAGAAAAGCAGACTACACAGAACTAGAAAGAGAAGAGATTAAAAAGGCAGCATATGCTGCTAAAGATAGAATAAGTGAATTATTACAAAATAAGTATGTATATATTTATTGTGAAGGTTTAGATAAATATGGGAGAATATTAGGGACTATTAAACTTCACCCTGATGATGAAATAACAATTAATCAGATAATGATTAATGAAGGTCATGGATACCCATATAATGGAGGTACTAAAAGAATATAATATTCAATATAATATTCGATATAAACATCTAAATTATAGGATTATCTTCCTCATCTGAATATAAATCATCACTATCACATTCATCATCTGATGGTGGATCTTTTGGTGTCAAACATAATAATAATTTACCTAATGTTGCTACATTATATGATATTATTAATGGATGATTATTTTTCATGTATATTTCTATGACAGAACATAAACCATTACATTTTGAGAATAATGATAACGTTTTTAATTCATAAATACCTTGAATTATGGGTGGAATCGATTCATCCTTTCCAAATTGAATTGTTACCTTGTTCCCATTATCAAATGTTAAACTTTTTTCTCCATAATCACTCTTTGCTGTAAAAATAATTTTATTTTTAAGACATTTAATCTCTATATAATCAGCAATATTACTCATATCTCTACATAATTTATGAAATTCAGCACATTGTATAACAATAACAGATTGAAATGTTATACTTGGCACACGTAAATTTATATTTCCCAAGTCTAATAATTTTAATTTAAGATCTGTATGTTTTCCAGTTTCTGTATTACTTAAATTTATTTTTAAATTATTCTTATCATCATGATCCATATATAATGTTAAATTATCATCCTTATCAACCGATTTTATTAATTTATGTAGATAAGTAAGATTTATTCCTAATGACATTTTTTTCTTTTTACAATGAAATGTTGAAAACTTATCAGCAATAAGTTTACAATTTATAAGAACTGTCTTATTGGGATCCACCGCTAAAATACGTATACAGTTATCACCTGGAGATACATCATCCTCATTTGAATATCTAAATTCTATATTTGTTTCTTGTAATATCTCCTTTAATACTTCAATTAGTGATTTAATTACACTTGAATGTTCTGTTTTTACTTCAAGTATTCTCATTGAATAAATAAAAGATATATATTTAATACTTCTTTATATACACACTATATTTCATCATCAGAATCTGAATAATAATCATTATATATATCAACATCCGATTCTTTTGTACGAGGTGGAATATATTCCGAAAAATAACCAAGATTAAAATTATATTTTATCTTTAACATGTCATTTATGTATATTTCTATAGTTTCACATAATGATGCTAACTTTTTTGCTGTATCAATAGCACCTATATCATAACTATTTACTAACTTCTTCAAATCACTTCTATATGTTATATTAATATCTTCACCTCTTTCATAAGTATATGTTTGTTTACTATTAATATCGTCACCTGATGTAAATTTAATGTAGTTATTACTACATTCAATATCTACATATTCTGATGAATTTTTAATATAATTTAAAAGATATACAAATTCTTTGCTATCCATAATCACTTCTGCTTTCCAATAATTATTATCTACATATCCTTTAATCTTGTCTGGTGGAACGGTTTTTTCTATATTATTATCACATATTTGAAGTGGCATACTATGATATTTTTTCCTTGTTAATTCCTTATTAGTCCCACGTATACTTAATTTTGTCTTAAATTTTTTAATTGATAAAATATCATTTTTGCTTATAGTATTTAATAGTTTGTTAAATACTATAAGATTAATACTTATTTGCTTATTATGTGCTAAATACCTATGAAATTTTTTTTCATATAATTCACAATCCACAAATATACATTTACAATTGCTGAGAGCAACCATTCTTAAACATGATTCATCAAATTTTATATTTATATCTGTAGTTATATCCTTTAATACAGATATAACAGACTTTAGTTCTATTATATCTGATCTTAATTCTAGGGACATATATTATTTAAATAGTTATATTTTATCCATAACTATTGAATTTTTTATTCAATTTTTTTATATATAAATACTATATATAATACTATGAGCAATAGATATAAACTAATCAATCCATATATTAAAGGAAATTTTAAAACAGAATACACTTGTTCAAATCATATCGATGCTGGGAAGAAAATATGGAATAAGTTATCAAATAATTTTTCTAATAATATCCCACAATTTGCTATGACTATACAAGATGTTAATGATGGAAAATATTATAATCTCTTAATAGAAGAGACTATAAAAAATGATAAAATAAAATATATTGTTTCCGAACTTAATGGAACTAAAATTAACAAACTTAAAAAACATCTTAAGGATCTTGACAAGATACAAACAGGTGGTAAACGTAAAAAACGCTCCAGACATAATGATGAAGATGATTCAGAATCTGATACAGATTTCTCTGAATTCTATTTTGATGATAATATACATAATAGGATGAAATACAATCTTATTAAAAGTAAAGTAAGTACACCACTTATGTGGTGGTGGTGGTACACACCAACTATTTATACTGTAGAAAGTCTATTTATCCCGACATTTATACCTACATTACATCCTTATATTGAAATTATTGTTTAATTTATCTCTCTCTTCATATAAATATATTAAAAAATTATGAAACCAACAATAAGCTTTACTATTCTCTTTCATAAAATTAGTAAATTTATATTTACCATCATACATATTATTTAATATTACTGGAGAATCTGATGTGTATGATTTTATTACATTATAATACATTTTTTCTATTGAATCTTCTATATCACTTAATATAGATTCAGTATCCTTAATTTCTTCATTTAATAACATAATATTATTGGTTGGATCATTTTCCATTATTATATACGATTAGTAATACATATTTATATACTATTTTCAAAACAAAATCTGTAAAAAGCATCCTTTATGCTTTTATCAAATATATTTACATTTTCATCCATATTCTTATCTATTGAACCATCTATTTCTATTGATTGTAATAGGTAATTTGTATTATCTTTATGGTCAATTAATTTCTGATATAATGTATGTATATGATAATGAATAGTATCTGGGTTAATTAATATCTTTTTCCCATTTTTATACCTTTCAATATATTTTTCCAATATTTTATCATTTTCTGACATATCATTTGGATTATATATTTTTGTTTGCTCTATACGTTCTATATCTTCTATTTTATTGAGATATAGATCCAAATCATTTGTATTGTTATAATATAATGTATAACTATCAGGACTATAATTATTGTATATTTTCCCTGAATCACTTTTACTTTTTAACCAATTAATAAATTTATTATTTTGAGGATATTTTCTATTCATTAATAGTATATTTATTTATATGTGTATTTTCAACTTAAGTTCTCTTTAAGCTGATATTTTTTTTCCTTGGTAACATTTTATCCATAGTTTCCATTATTTCAGCCACTACCAAAGTATCATATATATGTTTCTGAATAGCTGATACAACTATATCTTTTGTTAGTCTTCCTTTAATTTCCCTCTCTATCTTTCGTAATCTACCATCACTTAAATCCACTGTGTCTTCTCCTAATTTGTTTAAATATTCTAATATATTTTTTTCATATGGTTCCTTACTTTTTGCCAATTCTCTTATATTATTTTTATGTACATTTGTTATCTCTTTATTTTTTGCTTCTATAATTTTCAGCTCATTCTTTTTTGTAAGGATTAAATTATCAATAGTTACATATTTTACTACATTTTCTCTAAATTCCGCTAGTAATGCCAACTCTTCACTATCCATCTCATAATCATCATCTTCACTATCAATACTCGGTGGATCGTCACATAAATTAATAGTTAATGAACTATTTTGAGATATATGATCTATTATTTGTCCATTTAATACATCTTTTAGTCCAACACTTTTATTTGATTTTGATGATCTTGGCATGTTATATTCTTTATAAACAAATTTTCATAAAGAATATTAACTTAATATTCTGATTTTATAACTTCAACTTGCCAATGGGTTTTCTTCCAATCACAATTGTCATATAGGTATTCTAATAGTGGTAATAAAGCATTTGACACTTTTACTTGAATATTATTAATTAATAATTGATATATATTTGGATGATCTTCTATATTTATGTCTTCTGGGTCAGATACAAATATATTATCACCTAATTCTGTATATTTTATCTTGTGTTCATACAAAAGTTCCATCCATCGATTTGTTGATCTACTATCTGAATAATCTATATTCTCAAATATTTTTTCATTATTTGGTCTGCCGTATAACTCTTTATAATATTGAAAAAATATATTCATAATTCCAAATGTTCTATTTTCCATATTTATATAATCATCTTTATTAATGTCCATCCTATTATTATGTAATATCAGTAAAATTTACTTTATATTATTATTTTATCAATTTTTTTGATACACTAATAAATTAATTGCTAATATCAAATTCAGCATTAAGTTCATAATTAAAACCATTTTCTTGGTCTGTACATGTTAATGTCACATTATTTTCACTTGTCTTAAGTTTTTGTACAATATTGTCTGTATTAAGGACAATATATGGATTATCAGTATATTTGTATAACAAACATCCAGTACCTTTTATTCTATGTCTGACAAAAGAATCTGTTAAAATATATGATTCAAACATATCCGCATATACATTTTTTAGTTGTAATTTTTTATCCATTGATTTATCGAACATTTTATTAATTTTACCCATATCTTTTATCATTTCAATTACATATCCTTTATCAAATTCACTACATGATCTAGTAGATTTTTCTCCAAATGGATTTGCTTCAGTTACATCACATTTTAACATTTCTTTTTCAGCCATATTTGCCAAATTGTTTAGAAAATCGTTTCTTTGTTCTTTGAATGATTCGAATAGGTTATTCATATCTGTTTTATATGAATAATATATTAATCTGTACATATTAAACATTTTTTTTCAATTTTTTTATAATAGGTTACCATGTCCATCCTTTTATACTTTCAGCTACATTTATGTATATTTTATCTAATTCACCTTTAGCATACATAGTCCTTAATGCAGTTAATAATATATACAAACACCTTTCCCTTTTTAACTCAACATTAAATTTAGGAAATCTATGATATACTTCCACAAAATCATTTATATTCATTATATCATCCTGTGCCTCTTTTTCTTTCTTATTCCAGTACCAAAATGGTATACTTTCTAACTTATCAATACGTTCTTTTGATAATTTCTTATTTTTGTAATCTTTTCTTCTATCTTGCGCAAAATATGATAAAGATTTACCATTATCAAAATTATCTTTTATAACAGGCATTCTTTTGTGTTTTTGGGCAAATTTCATTAATTCTTTTGCATTTTTAGTAAAAGGATCTCTTTCAAAAAACCAACCATCAATATTATTTAATTTTTCTATCTCATTTTCTGATAACTTTTTATTTTTATATTTTGATTTTTGTTGGTTAGACCAATTATATAATACAGATTCACTATCTATATTTATCTTTGGGTGTCTATTATTTGTTTTACAAAAATTTAAATATTTGCTATATCTTTCATCCCAGCTACATTTTTTAGCCCTACGAGTATTGCTAAAATTAATACCCAAATTAATTAACATATTAAACTGATTTTGTGTCAGTTTTTTATTTTTATATTTACTTCTGTTCTTATTTATCCATATATATAAACTTTTTTCTTTATCATCCTTGCTATTTGCTTGTGGTAATCTATTATTTATTTCGACAAAATTTTTTAAATCTGTATAATTGTTATTAAACATGTCTGTGTATTTATCCCAATACCATCCATCTATATTTTCTAACATATCTATCCTTTCATCAGTTAATTTGTTTTGTTTGTATTCATTTCTTCTCATAGAACACCATTTACCTATTTTTTGAATATCATTATTTTTGTTACCATGTGATGGTAATTTATTATATTTCTTAACATAATTTACAACTCTATTATAATTTACCATAAATGTACCATCTTTATCCCAAGTCCAATCTGGAAGATTATTTAATTTTTTAATCTGATAATTACTTAACGAACCTTTTTTTTTATCAGCCTTTTGCTTATTACACCAATTTGCAATTGTATTTTGATTTTTGTCAGATTTACTCTGACAAGGATATGATTTATTGTCTTTAATAAATTTTTCTAATTTTTGATACTTGAATTCCCATTGATCAGCCTTTAAGAATATATCTAATTCGATTGATTTTATCCATTGATCAAGATTAACATCAGTTAATATATCTTCCATCGGCCCTTTATCATTATATTTTATATATCTTATTATTCTCTTATCAATCGGTTTATTGTTCATTCTTGCACTAAAATATTCACCTATATTTTCATCATGTTCCGATATACTTTTAATGATATATAACATATTACTAAATGATGTATCGGTATTACATCTATCTTTATTATTCTCATCAAATAAAATTGGGACAATAATTCTTGCAATCTTTTTCCCTTTGTGTATTCTTAATGCTCTACCTATACACTGTACTATATCAAATGTAGATTTTCTAGGTTCAACAAAACATTCGCTATCTACTATAGGTATATTAACACCTTCGTTCAAAATTTTAGAACTTGTCAGTATTGCTTGTTTCTCCGATATAAAATCATTTATTATCTTTTTTCTGGTATTTTGTGGTATTTTTCCATCAATATGGGCGACATATTTATCACATGTTGATATATTGTCTAACAATTTAACAAATTTTTTAGAATTAGGTATTCTATTATGATATGTTAACATATGTGTACATTTGAGTTCTTTAAACGCCTTATCAATAGCTAACGCACATGCTAAATGATGACTATCTGCATAATCTGTTAAATTATTTCTCTTAATGTAATCTGCTATAGTTTTATCTGTTATATTCAATACAACTATCTCATAATCAGATAAATACCCATCATTAATACCTTGTCTAATAGAATATGTAGCTATCTCATTTCCATAAATAGCTTTGTTATCCATAGTGTATGTATTTTCTATTTTTTCTCCTATATTATTATATATTTTTGGTGTTGCAGTCATGAATAATCTTTTATTGATTGTGACAATATCATCTGTTAATAATGCCGTGAATATATTTTTTCTACAACCTGCTGTCCTGTGAGCTTCATCAAAGAAACATATATCAAATGTAATGTCGGTATTTTTTAATCGTTCAGCTGATTGATATGTGGATATAACTATTATCTTTTTGTTATAAGTTTTATAGTATCGTATTTTTGATGCAATTTTGTCTTCATTAGTTGTTGTTATTAGACCATGAACAATATTTTTATCATCTTTTTCAACATCACTATCTGAACCTATCAATAAGAATCTAATAATATTTGATGTATAAAAATTAGACCATTCCCTGTATAATTGCGATAATAGATATAATGATGGTACTAATATTAATGTTGTAGTATTATTCATCTGTTTATCTATAAATGCAGATGTTATAGTTTTACCTGTACCACATGCCATAATAATACAGCCTCTATCTTTTTTAGAAAAATAATTTGTAGTTTTTTGAACAATATTATTTTGATATTCTCTTGGTTCAAAACTGTAAGGTACTACTTTTTTATTAACTATACAATTTGTAATATGTTTCAATATAGATCCAGACATTGAATCAAAAAAATTTCCATCAATACATATCAGTTTTCCATTTGTTATAGCTCTTTTAGTTTCAACATTAAGATTATAAGAGTTAGTAACTAATATACCTTTCTCAAAACATCCTTTAACATTATTAAGCATACCACAAAATGTAGATAATTCTGACCATGAAGTTGCTGAATTTCGGGTAGATTTATATTTGCATTGTATTGCATAATATTCGTTATCTTTTGTAACAGCAATTAAGTCAATCCCTTTATCTTTTGTTGGTAAATTATATTTTTTTATTATTTTTTGTGGAACCTCATCATAAAGATATGCAAATTCGATTTGATTTCTGTATTGTGGGTGATACAGAAATATGTATTTTGTTAATAGTTCAAATGCATAACCTTTATAATTTGCAGATTTCTTTTTGATTTTGTTATAAAAATCATCAAGATCAGATGTTTTTTTAAGAAAGCTTACTAATTCCTGTGTTTTTAGCATATACGAATAATAAATAATATAATATTCTACATTATTTATTATTTATATTTCATAAATCAATTTTTTTTGTCTAAAATAAAGGTTTAATATTATTACCTGGTTCAATACTTGTATTTAACCATGGACTTATTACAAATTTTGGATTTGCTGGTTCTGCTCTTAAATCATATGATGAATTCTTTAGTGATGTTCCGATAGTATTTATACCAATTGGCTTAACAATGTTTATCAAATTTTTGTTCTTTAATGAGATTGATTCTTTTGGAGCATCAAACCAATCATCATTGACTTCTTGGGGTAAATATTTATCTACATCAAATAAATCTTCTGGTTCACAGTTTTGATTACTACCACAGGTAGCTCTTCCTTTACTTTTAAATACCGCAAAACCACCACCAGTTTCATCAATAGGTAAGAATTTGTCATTTTCACCTGTTTGACTATTTCCGATAACATTGTTATTATGGTCATAATAATCTTCCCAATCACTAGGTCCTAAATCTCCTCTTAATGCACCACTATAACTACTATTTTTATAACCTCTATCTGTTGTATTTCTTCCGTTAAATTTTTGTTTTAACCAATCAGATTCAGGTGGTGCATAATCTTTTTGTGGGAAATATTTTACCATATCTTCTCTTGGTAATGGTAAATCTTTGTATTTAGGTGCTTCTTCAATTACTTCTTCCTCCATATTTTCTGGGAGAATTGTTTCTTCTTCAGAAAATGCTACTTCACCATCATTAATGATTGCGCCATTGGCTCCTTTATATAATAAAAATATTATTAATAATATACCTCCAACAGCTAATAATGTTTTAGTTTGGTTTTTAAAAGCCATTATTCTATATAATTATACAAAAGATTTTATTTATTGTTTATGAAACATTCTGTCAATATAACTGACGCATCATCGTCATCTATGTCAAAACTAAGATCATCAGGTTCACTAGTATCTTGATACTCTGTATTATCTGTTTGTAATTTATTCATAGGTTGCAAAATTGGCACTTGTAATTGTGTTAATACTGGTTTTGGTGCATCTTTAATCACTAGATTTATATAAAATTTAGTCCTATAAAATTCCAACCTGTCAATACCTAATGTTATATCATAATTACAATTATTATCATATGCGATAGTATTATATATCTTCATATATGGATTATTATTAAGTGTTAATGGTATATGGAAACTTCTTATTAACATATTTTCTGTACTTTCTCTATCTAATTCTGTTCCAAATATATTTTCTGAATTATTTGTAATATATTTTAAAATAGCATCTTCTAACTTATATATAAATTGATATATATTTTCATCTTCTATCTCTATATGCAAAATGTTATTGCTATTTTTTATTATATTTGGATCTTGTATTAAAAAACTTACACAATTCATATTTTTAGTGTTATACATGATATCTGATACATATATATTCTTATTATTGTCAAATACAGGCTCAGATATACAAACATTGTCAAAATTAAAATTATTGATATTCATATATCATAATTATATAAATAAACTTGTACAATATATCCGAACATTAAAAAAAATTATATCATTTACTTATATAATGGAACGTATTAATATACCAAGTATAAGTGCAAGTGATTATGCATCAGATTTTCAATTTGTTAATTCTCCAAAATTAACAGTTGATACTGATGGGCAAAAAGGAGGATTTTTATGTGGATTATTTAGTAGTAGTTCAAATAAAGCTGGACTTAAGGCTGCAGCAGAGGGTAAATTTGATGTTGTTGATTATCTTCTTAAAAATAATTATATTGATGATATAACTGCACAAGATGAACATGGTAATACCATACTTCACTATATTGCATATTTCTTTGACAAAATTAATAATGGTTTGTTAAATTCTATATTAAATAACCCAGATATCAAATCTGTTATTAATATACAAAATAACAATCATGGAGATACACCAGCTATGGTTGCATTAAAACATGGACATCATAAATTTGTTGATATAATGTACAATATGGGTGCAAACTTTTCTATTAAAAATAATGATGGATTAAACATTGAAACTGAAACTATAGAATCTGAATCTGTTATGAGTCCTGTTGATATGTTTAATAATGCTTTCCAAAATATTCAAAAAATATTATTAACTACAAAAAATAATATGGGACCAATGTCCCCATATACTGATACTGCAAATATGAAATTTAGTGATAAAAATCCAAATATATTTGTACTAAATATCGACACATATAAACCAGATGAAACAGAATTAAATGATAATTTATTTAATACTCAAACTGATGGAAGAAATAGTGCCAAAAAAAATAGTGCTAAAGATAATAGTACTGACTCTTTCCTACAAAATGTTATTGATAAGGAAAATAATAAAAATATACCTAGTGAAAATACTGACTCTTTCCTAAAAAGGTTAGAAAATAACATTAACAATAATAATAACAATAATAATATGCTGGGAGGAGGAGATTCTATTACAAATTCAACAGAAAATTATTTGAATGCATTATTAGGTAGATATGACAGTAATAATTTTAAAGGTGGAAATAATGTAGCAGATACTGAGGATTATATTCAAAGCATAATAAATAACTATGAGGCAACAATGAGTGGTGGTGGAAGTTGTAGTGATGAGTTATCATTTCAATATGGAGGAAAACCAACACAATTATCCAGAATGATAGCTAGACAGAATAAAAATATACATAAAGAAGTTGTAGACAAAATACAAAAGATATTAGAAGTATCTGAAGATAAAGCAAGAAATTATAAATCTCTATTATGGGATATGATTAAGAAAAAATTCCCAAAATTATCAAATATGGATCAATCTATAGAAATGGATAAATTTGTAACAGAAAAAAAAGGAAATAGAACACTTTCAGAAATTAAAAAGGATCTTAAGAAATTTGAAAAAGATCTGTCAAAAGGTGAAAAGATAAGAAAAGAACATAGAGAAATTTCTGAAAAGAAAAGAGAGGAGAAAGCAAAAAAGACATCAGAAACACCAGAGAATACATCATCTGAAAATATATCAGATACTACATCAGTAGATGTTCCTGATGCTAGCTATTCACCATTAAGTATAAATTATGGCATTGATTCATATGTTGATAGTGAAGACTTTTATTAATTTATTATTAATAAATTTTCCCTCCATTTAAATACCATATCAACCCATAACTGTCTTTATTTACCCATAAACCAGATAATTCTATAGTAAAATACCCTTTTTTATTTTTAATTTTATCTTCTGGTATACATAAATTTACATCATTATATGATATAAATTTTGTAATAATACTATTTTTTACTATTTTAATATGTGTTCTTAAAAGCGGAGGATAAGGAGAAGTTTCCCTTATACAAGACATATAAGTTTTATCCTTAACTAATAATTTTAAGTCAATAGGGGCTGTATCAACATCCTTAATATTCATAAAATATTTATCAATATCTAATAGTACAGAGTAGAAATTATGTGCAGAGTTGTTTTCTTTTATATTGAAAAAACTCAAATTTAATATATACTTATTGAAATACTTCTCAATTCCAAACGGAATAGATAGTATTGATGTAAGTAGTCTAATCCTACAGTTCTTATTTCCTTTTTTGATATATATTTTATAATTTTTCTTATCTCTGATAAAGTTAATATCATTAAAATTATAATTTTGTATTTGAAAGGTATCACTCATATATAATATTAATTATTATAATACACTATAAAAATACATAATATATTATAGATGAACAGTATATCAAACAAAAATAAAAAATATACCGGATCAGGAATATTTATAATAGAGAAAAGAGATGATACAAACTATATTATTTTATTTTCTAACAGCTCAAATGGAAATTTAGAGGATTTAGGAGGATTAAAAGATAAAGGTGAAAATATATTTCAAACAGCACAACGAGAAACAATGGAAGAATCAAGAAATATGTTTAATATTGATATAAATACCATTAAAAATAAAAGTTTTCCTATATTTATGTGGGAGTATGTATCTTTTGTTATATGTATAAATAAAATCGATGAAAATGTATATTATTCAAATATAAATAATACAGATGACTGTAGCCACCATTGGAAAGAAACAGATAATATTGTGCGTATTCCAATAGATAATATTATTAAAAATAGTACAACTATATCTGATATTAATGGCAAAACGTGGACTTTACGAGGAAGAACTAGAGGAATTTTAAAACGACTTGTTGATAATATGCCATATATTACCAAATTAGAACCTATTACTCTAACAAAAAGAAAATATATGGGTAATATAAAATGTTTAAGTAATACCATAACATATACAACAGATATAGCAAATACTAAAAAAGGTGGCTATTATATATCTTATAAAAATTACAAGTATAAATATATGGGATTGAAACATAAAAATAATATATTGAAAAATAATATATGAATTATATGAACGAATATATCGGTCCAATAACTAAGGATATTATAAATGCGTTAGTTATAGAATTCAAAAAAGATGAAAATAAAAATAAAATATCAAATAACATAATAAATCCAGTAATATCAGAATTATTTAAAAAAATAGGTAAATATTATTTAGTTTTAGTAGGTTTACATATTATAATTATACTATTACTTGTGTATATAATTTATAAGGATAATGTTATGTGAAACTTATTATTATAGTATTACTTTTAAAGAAATATTGTAAAATATGGGTGTATTATTATTATAATGCAAAAATTTTGCAAATTTTAATTGAGATAGCTGTAATTGGAATAGCTGTAATTATTAATTATATAACAATATTTTTTTATGATATATCGTTATATAATGTATATTTTAGTTAATATATTATTTTTAATCATATTTTTATTCTCACTGTTCTTTTTTAATATTCCAGATATTAATAACAGTAATTACATAACACATAAAATAATTATCGCAATAGCTTTGTTTATAACTCAATTCATCCTTTTAGTTATATCAAAAATAAAAAATAAGTGTAAGATTGATATAAATGAGATACTAATGGATTCGTTACAAGTTTCACTTACAGGATTTATAGCATACACAATATATACCGATTATATATACAGATATCAACTAGTTCCATATGCTAATATAGATAAGCATTATCATAATATTATATTAGCACTTATAATTACATTTGCTATAGCAACTGTTAAAATTATACGTACACTTATAAATCCAGAATATATGAAGTGTCAATTATACGATTAGGCTGTATTTTTTTTGCAATTTATATATATAGTATGATTAATATAACAATTATATTTGATATATTAAGATATTTGGCCTTAATATCTATAATATATATCATATTCCGTAATTTACCATATATTCAGTTAGATATAACACGCTCAATTATAGGAACTATAGTTATTATGGTTTTGTATATTCTTATCGAAAGGGTATGTATTAATATTTTTAATGGCAAACACATAAATATAACTGGAGAAGAACAATGTGATACATGTAATGTAGAATCATTTAAAGAGAATAAGAAAGTTAAACCTAAAAATAAATGTAGGATAGTATGTGATGATAGTTCTTCTGAATATAGTGAGGAAAAGGATGTAAATAATACAATTACAAAAGAAAAACATGATATTGAAGGTTTTGAAGAAACTAAAACAGATTATAATATGACTTCTAGATATGATAATATGGGTCGTGATGATAGGTATGGTTTTGGTGGTATGTTTTATGATAATTATCCATCTTATAAAGAATTCAAAAATAAAGATTATTCAAAATTAGCTAAAAAAATGGCTCGTGATGAAGCAAGAGAAGATAGAATAGAAGATCGCCTTCAAAACACAAATGGATTTGAAGGTAGATATCAAGATGTTGGGGAAAAATCAGAAATATTAAGAACAACTGATAATAAAAGAAGGATAACTGGAGATTTAGATGATGAAATACCATATACTGATTATAATCATCTTCCAGTTGCTTCTGGATATAAAAGTCATGACTATGAATATGGATATTCTTTTTTACCCCCTGAAAAGTGGTATAGACAACCACCAAGACCACCAATTTGTGTAACTCAACAAAGATCAGCAATCCTTCCATCATATACCCATGGTGCGCCAATGGATATGAAAGAATGGCATTCATCAAGAAGAATAACACCACCTGATCGCATAAATGTAGAATATATTGAAGATAAATTAAATGCCGGTAGATAATTCACATATACTTTTCATTATACTATCTCCATATATTAACCCATTTTTGATGTTAATATATATATAAGACTTGTTTATAATATCTTTGTATTCTTCCATACTTTTAGGTCTCTGATTAACTACAAATAACCCTCTACTTACAAAATTATCGTAAGGTTCATGGTTATTTTTCTTGACTACACAACAATATCCCTTTTTGAAAAAAACAACCATTATAATATATTATCTATTATTCTAATAAGTGTTTAACTATCTTCTTTACTAGCAAATGATATACTATCATTGATATACAAGTATACAATAATACTTTCAACATTTTTTTATTAAAAGGTTCTCCAATTTCATCTACAGATACTAACAATATGTGAACTATTATACCATATGTCATAAATTTTATTATATCATAAAACATTTCATTTATGTCTGATTTTGTTATTTTAAAGGATGGCATTATATATATATAATCTATTTTTTAGCGAGTTCAAAAAGAACTAGTTTTTTACATCATAATATATAATAATGGATTACAAAATGATAATATTAACTGTACTAATTTTTTTAGTTGTTCTTCTGTATAGAGAAGTATCCTTTATAAAAGGTAATCTACTTATGAAATTTGGAGTTATTGCTGATAATATGCGAAAAATTGGAACTGATAATACACTTAATATTAATAATACTATGGAAAAATATATTACACATATCAAAAATATTAGCGAAAATAATATACAACAGTTAAAACAAATAACTTTTTTAAATAATCAACCTATCACAAGAATATCAAACAATTTTACAGAGGAAGAATATAGCGATTATACCAATATAAATTATCTGTCAGATGCCGCAAAAACTAAAAATGATATTTTCAAAAAAAAACAATCTGATAAATCATCACATATTAATATAACTAGTTATTATATGAGTGGTGATGATGAATCTATATTTAAAAATAATCACTCATCAGATCCTGTAATTCAGGATGTAGATATACCTATATATCCAAACAATACAGATAATAAAAATAAAAATGATGATATACCTATTTATAATTTTTTTCCGATTAATAATGATAATATCGAACAATTTGATAATATTGAATTAGATATTTATCAAATGATATATAATAATGATATATATCCAGAAATTAATACTGAAAATACAGAAAATAATAAAAAAATAATCGTATTATCAGATAATAATACACCCAATATCAACAAAAATATACAAGAATCTACTTTATGTAATCTGGGTGCTGAATGTCAAATACCATACAATAATAAATCACCTAACCAAAAAAATAAAATAATACATAATACAAATAATACCAAAATTATAGAAGATGCAGAAGATGATGCAGAAGATACAGATACAGACACAGACACAGACACAGACACAGACACAGACACAGACACAGATACAGATGATGATGCAGATAATGATGCAGAAGATACAGATACAGATGATGATACAGATAATGATGCAGAAGAT